CATCAGGCAATCTAGGACTTGGAGTTACTCCTAGTGCTTGGAGTGGAAAAGCATTTGAAACTCCTGCTGGTGGTATTTTAGGTTATTCAACAAGCTCTATGAATATGACGCAAAACGCATATTTTAATGGAACAAATTGGATTTATAAAAATACAGCAGCAGCTACATATTATGGACAAGGTGCATCAGGTGCAGGTCAGCACGCTTGGTATACAGCACCATCAGGCACAGCAGGAAACGCTATAACATTTACCCAAGCCATGACTCTCACAAATAGTGGAACTTTATTTGTTGGTCAAACATCAGCAGTAGTTAATGAAAATGGTATGGGAGTTTCATCTTCTCAAACAAGTGGTGGTTCTGGTGTATTAAATGTAACAAATACTGCATCTTCCTCTGCTGATAATTCTCCACCTGTGGTTATTTGCAAAGCAATGACAACTACATCATCATCTGCTAGATTTGTTCAATTTTACGCTAACACAACAGCAACTCCTATGGGTGGCATTGTAGGAAATGGTGCTTCAAATGTACAATTTGCTTCAATATCTGATGCAAGAGAAAAAACTAATATTGCACCTATTAATGGTTCTTTAAATAAAATTCTTGCATTAAAACCATCTTCTTTTGATTGGATTAAAGATGGTTCTCATGTAAATGCTGGTTTTATTGCTCAAGATGTTCAAACAGTATTTCCAGAGTTTGTTGTTGAAAATATGGCAAATGAAGGTGAAGAACAAAGATATGGATTAACTGGTGGTATGAATGGTGGAATTATCGCTCATTTAGTAAGTGCTATCCAAGAACTTAAAGCAGAATTTGACGCATATAAGGCTACTCATCCATGATTACTCAAGAAATAGTTAAACATTATTTTGAACTTAAAGATGATTGTCTTTATTGGAAAAATGTTGTTCATTTAAATCAATCAAAATTAATAGGTCAAAAAGCTGGGTTTATTCATCTCACAGGTTATCGTCATATTACATTTATGGGCAAACAACACAAATCTCATAGATTAATATGGTTATATGTTTACGGTTACTTGCCTAAAGAAATTGACCATATTAATGGTGACAGGCAAGATAATAGGTTAAAAAACTTGCGTGAAGTTACTCGTAGTCAAAATCAATTAAATAAGTCTTTAGCAAAAAACAATACATCAAGAACAAAAGGTGTATCTTGGCATAAAAAAAGTAAGTCATGGACTGTTCGATTATCTGTTGATAAGCAATCTAAAAACATAGGTTATTTTAAAGATTTAGAATTAGCCGAGCTTGTTGCCATTGAAGCTCGTAATAAATATCATGGTAATTATACAAAGATAGGAGTTTAATATGTCATCGCAAATTTTATGGAGCATAGACTGGATGGACGCTAGTACACAAACCATTAATGGTCATTCAGAAGTAGTATTAACAGCAGGCTGGAGATGCACAGGTACAGAATCAAATACAGCAACTCCCCCTGTAGAATTTACAAACAGCGTATATGGCACTTGTACATTCCCTGAGCCAGCAGAAGGTGGTTCATTTACACCTTACAGTTCGCTAACTCAATCACAAGTTGTTGGATGGTGTTGGAGTTCAGGTGTAGACCAAACTGCTACTGAAGCTGCTGTAAACACTAATTTAAACAATTTAATTAATCCAACAGTAACACAGCCACCGTTACCTTGGGCACAGTCTTAATTTTAGGGTAAGCCATCAGCCCTTTTTGGTGGCAATTTATAGGAGAATGAAATGAGTGAAAACACGAAAAAAACTCAAATCACGATAGACAATGTTGAATATAACTTTGAAGATTTAACTAACGAGCAGCAAGTGCTATTTCAGCATTGCATCGACTTAGACCGTAAAATAAGTTCCGCTCAGTTTAACCTTGATCAGTTGAACGTGGGTAAAAATGCTTTTATGGAAATGCTCAAAAAATCTTTAGAGACAAAACCTGAAGTAACAAACTAATATGTTTGGAATCACCCCTTTTGCTAAGGTTTCATTTGCTGCAATTGGGGTGGCATTTGTTGTAGCAACAACAGAAGATGTTGGAGTTGCCGATTCTCAAGTTTTCGCTGCTCAGTATGCGGAATCTATTACTGAAACAATAACTCAGATATTTGATGTACAAAGTGAGCAGGATAACTTCTTTGAGGGTATAGTAGAAACCCTAACTTCTAATGACTCAAGTACGCAGGCTTCCGCATTTCTAGAATCACAAACCGAAAACATCACAAGTGCTGAGACAGAAACAATTACCGCTCAGTTTTCCGTAAGTGATACAGAAAACATAAACCTAGCAGATACGCCAAGTATCAATGCTCAGTTTAGCGTAAGCGATACAGAAAACACAGGCATAGCCGATTCTAGTACACAGGCTTCATCTTTCTTAGAATCACAGACAGAAAATATTACTCTTGCAGATACAGAAGCGGCAAGTATTCAGTTCCAATTCACCGTTACTGAGCCAATTACTAGTGCAGAGTCAGAGTCTATATCCGTCCAGTTTAGTGCGACGATTGTAGAAGCATGGGGGCAAACACCGTATAGCGTTCCTCAACAGCCTAGTATTGCTTCATTTGCTATGGCAGGAAGTCCGTTTGCAGGTAGTTTTAATACTGTTGGATTCTTGGAAAACCCATCTTATGTGGTACAGGCTAACCTATTAGATTCAATTACTGAAAACGCCACAATAACTGAAACTGAAACAATAACAGCTCAGTTCCCACTAAGCATAGCCGAAAACACAACGGTACTAGATACGCCAACAATCACCGCTCAATTCTTAGAAAGTTTAAATGAAAACTTTGGTATTGCTGACTTTAGTACACAGACATCATCTTTTATAGAAAGCTTAACTGAAGCAACGACAATCGCTGAAGTTGAAACAATTATTGCTGGGTTTGTGGAAAGTATAGTTGAGCCGACTACATTAAATAATTCACAAAGTATAACCGCCCAGTTTGTAGAAATAATTGCTGAAGCGATAACAGTAGTCGATTCTAGTACCCAGCAGTCTAATTTCCTTGATAGTATTGTTGAAGCCTTTACTATTTTAGACTCGCAAATTACATCAGGTTGGATTAGAATTGATGATAGTGAAACAGCTAATTGGGGTTTTAGGAATCAAATAATTAATGAGATTGGCGGATTTGCAACAAGTACATTTGCTGGTACGCCATTTGCAGGGGATTTAAATTTTTCAAAAGTTGTACCAAATCCAATTATTGATGTCAACATTCCAAATTGGGCTACGATTAACAATACAGAAAATGCAAGTTGGAATTATAGAAATCAAATAATTAATGAAATAGGTGGGTTTGCTACTTGTACTTTTGGAGGTGCACCATTTGCAGGATATTTGAGTTTTTCAGGTATTGTGCCTAATCCAATACTAGATCAAAATACACCAAGCTGGGCAGGAATAAGTAATAATCAAGCAACAAACTGGGTATTAATTAACAATACACAATAAGGAAACATTATGGCAGAATCGTATTCAACCTCATTAAAACTCACCATCATTGGAGCTGGTGATTTAGCTGGCACATGGGGTAATGTAACCAATGCAAATCTTGGTACCCTGCTTGAGCAAGCCATTACTGGTGTACAGGCTATTAATATTTCAGGATTAACCACTTATACATTAACAAATATTAACGGTGCATTAGATGACGCTAGAAATGCAGTTCTTGTATTTCAAGGAGGAACTTCAGCTTGTACAATTACTTGCCCAGGTGGTTCAGCCAATAAAGTGTATGCAATAGTAAATCAAGGATCTTATCCAATTACTATGTCTGCATCTGGCGGATCTACAACATTAGTAATTCCAGGAGGAATGACAGCTCAAGTTTATTTAGATGGAACTAATCAAAGCGGTAGTGGAGTTGGCGTATATTCTCTTTTAAATGGTGTTCCTGGAGATTTTAAAGTAGTTGGTACATTAACGGCTTCTGGCGAAACGGATACAGGAAATATGTCAGTAGGTGGAACTTTAAGTGTTACAGGAACCACAACATTAAGTGGAACATCAACAGCACCTACGCCATCCCCAGGAGACAATTCTACAAAAATAGCAACGACTGCTTTTGTTAATAACATAACAGGTTCTTTAGGAACCATGTCTCAGCAAAACGCCAATAGTGTAGCGATTACAGGCGGAAATATTAACAGCACTATTATCGGTAATTCTACAGCTGCGGCAGGAACATTTACAACACTTGGTGGCACAACGATAACGGCATCAAGTCAATTTTCAGGACCAGGAACTGGACTTACAGGAACAGCGGCAAGTCTTTCCATTGGTGGAAATGCTGCAACAGCAACATCTGCAACATCTGCTACAACCGCTACAAACGCCACTAATGCAACTAATGTAGTATCAGGTGGAACAATAGCAAACAATGTAACAGCAACTACGCAGTCATCAACTGATAATTCAACCAAAATAGCAACAACAGCTTTTGTTCAAGCTGCTATGCAAATACTATATCCTGTAGGTTCTATATATACATCTACAGTTAGTACAAACCCTAATACCTTGTTTGGTTTTGGAACATGGGTAGCATTTGGTGCTGGTAGGGTAATGATTGGACAAGATGGTAGTTCATTTATTGCTGGTGCTACAGGTGGTAGTGCTGATGCTATTATTGTTTCACACACCCATACATTTTCTGGAACTACAAATACAGGAAATGCAAATATATCACAAAATGCAGGTGTATATGGTAATAACGGAACTGTTTATGGACCATTTAGTTCATATGCAGGATACGGTAGTATTGCTCCTGCACAGGCAACAATTTCAGATAGCGGTCATACACATACTTTTAGTGGAACAACTGCATCACAAGGGTCTAGTGGAACAAATGCAAACTTACAGCCATATATTGTAGTTTATATGTGGAACAGGACAGCGTAAAAATAGTGAATGCCAGACATAAACCCTATTGCCGAAGGAGCAAAGTCTTTAGCTGAGAGCCTTGAACAAAGTAGAGAGGCTGGAAAGAAGCTCACTAAAAGCATTGAAAATATTCAACGTGATGGAACAGAGGTCGCTTTACAGGAATTAGAAGCACGAAAGAAGCACAAGATTCACGAAGAAGCAATGGAGAACTCGATGATATATCGAGCAATCCAAGAGTATCAAAATCAAAGTGCAATTATAGAAGCAGAAAATCAAGCCGAACGAGAGTTTAAAGCCAAGTATGGTGCTAAAGAATGGAGTAAGGTATTAGAGTTAAAAGCAGTAGTAGAGAAGGAACATCAAGAAAGTAAAAAGTATTACGGACATAAGTTGGAAGACGTAAGGCGAATTCAGTTTTATTGTTGGTTTGCTGCGTTTATTATTACTTGTTTGTTGTTTTATTTTAATCTTGTATGACATGGGCAACCATTTGGTTCATTGTTTATTTAATTGAGTTGTTCATCTGGGCAAATGTATGTTATTTGCATTTTGAAGAAAAGTTATATAAGAAACCAAAACCAAAATTTGATAAAGAACATAAGGTGTTAGTACGAACCAAGAAAGATATAGTCCGTGGATGATGAACTGTTTAAATGGTGGACAATGATGGCATTAATTTGTATGATGTTAATTATTCTTTTAAAGGATTGATATGGAGTGGCTTGCACAAATAGCACCAGGCATTGCAACAGCATTAGGTGGACCACTAGCAGGACTAGCGGTTACTGCTATCTCAAAAGCATTGGGAGTTGATGAAAAAGACGTACAGTCTACGATTGACTCTGGTAAGTTAACTGCTGACCAATTAGCCAGTCTAAAACAAGCTGAAATAGATTTACAAGCAAAGGCACAGGAGTTAGGACTTAACTTTGAAAAGTTAGCCGTAGATGACCGTAAATCAGCTAGGGATATGCAATCTGCAACTCATTCATGGATTCCACCATTACTGTCTCTTTTAATTACTGCTGGATTCTTTGGAATCTTATTTGCATTAATGATGGGTTATGCCACCAAGTCGGATGAATTGATGATTATGTTAGGTTCATTATCAACGGCTTGGGTTGGTATCATTTCTTTTTACTTTGGTTCATCAGCAGGTAGTCAAAAGAAAGATGAACTATTACATCAGAGTACACCAACAACATGAAAGAAAATTACGAATCTGCATTAGCACACGTTCTGAAGAGTGAGGGATTATGGAGTGATAACCCAGCCGATCCAGGTGGTGCTACGATGAAAGGTATAACCCTTAGTGTTTATCGTGAATGGAGGCGAAATACGCACATTACCAAAGAAGAACTTAGGGTAATTCCTGATGAAGAAGTGTATAATTTATACAAAGAACTTTATTGGAATAAGGTACAAGGTGATAATCTCCCTGCTGGTGTTGACTACGCCGTATTTGATGCTGCTGTTAATATGGGCGTGGGTAGGGCTGCCAAACTCATACAAGAGGCGGCTGGAGTTACTGCGGATGGCGTGTTGGGACCTGCGAGCGTATCGGCTATTCAAAAGACTGAAGCTAAAGAATTAATTGAAAAGTTCAGTCAACTAAAAGAAGAATTTTATAGATCGTTAGGTACTTTCCCTACGTTTGGCGTAGGTTGGTTACGTAGAGTTGCTGAAGTAAAAACATTTTCTGAATCCATGTTAGGGTAAACCCTATGCCTTTACGCAAATTAACTTTAAAGCCTGGTTTGTATCGAGAAGGCACAAATTATTCCAACTCTGGTGGTTGGTATGATGGTGACAAAGTTCGATTTCGTGCTGGGCTACCTGAAAAAATTGGTGGCTGGACACAAGTTAATTCAAACACATTCAATGGAATAGCAAGATCATTATGGGTGTGGTCAAGTGCAACAACAGGTATTAGTAATAACTATATTGGTGTAGGAACCAGCACAAGTTATTATTTGTATTTTGGCGGTATCTACAATGATATTACACCGATTATTCAAACAGATACATCGGTTACTATAACAACCAATGGAACAACTACTGTTACTTTAACAGACAATTCATATAGTCCGAATGTAGGGGATTACATTAATTTTTCTACTTCTTATACGGTAGGTGGATACACTTTCTTTGGTAATTACCTTGTTACATCAACGCCTACTTCTACAACTTATACAATTACTGCAACAAGTGCACCATCGTCTGCAAGTGCAACCGTTACTGTTAATTATTTATATCCAAGTGGATTAAGTACTTATACAACAGGTACTGGATGGGGAGCAGGATCTTGGAGTGGAACTACAGGTTTTTCTACAGTTAATTTAACCAATCCTTTTACTACAACTGCAAGTAGTTATGTTGTTTCAGTTACGCAAACAGCACATGGCTTAACAACAGGTAATTCAGTATCTTTTTTAAGTGTAGCTTCCTCTGTTGGTGGAATACCTAAAGGTATCTTACAGCAGTCATATGCAGTAACAGTAACAGGAGCAAATACATATACTATAAATGTAACGGCTGCTTGGTCTCCTAATGCGGTAACTTCAGCAACAGGTGGTGGAGCAGTTACAGTATTTATTCCAGCCACATCTTCTACATCAACACCATCTGCCATAGGATGGGGACAAGCATCTTCATCAGGTAGTGCATCATCAGGAACACAATTAAGGTTATGGTCAAACGATAACTTTGGAGCGGATCTTGTTTTTTCTCCTCGTGGTGGTCCTATTTATTATTGGCAAAATTCCAATGGGGTATCAAGCCGTGGTGTATCTTTACAGTCATTGGCTAATCAAACAACTCTATTACTTGATTCAGTAACATTTAGTTCTGGATCGACTAGCATTACGGTAACATCAGCAAATGCACCTTATATATATCCATATATGTATATTTCTGGAACAGGTATTCCAGCAAACACTTATATCGTAGCCATGAATAATGTAACTGGTATTGGAACAATTAGTAACACAACAACGGCTCCTTCGAGTGGTAGTTATACAATTACTTATGCTGGTGCATTTGTACCCAATTCAACTTATCAGGTTCTTTCTTCTGAGGTGCAAGAGTTTTTAATTTGTTTTGGTGCTAATCCTTATAGTCCTGGATCACCTAATACTTCATTTAATCCTTTATTGGTAAGATGGTCAGATCAAGGAAATGTATATCAATGGATTCCAGAAATAACCAATCAATCTGGTGAATACGCATTAGGAAATGGATCTTATATTGTTGGAGCAAGGTCAACTCGTCAAGAGATTTTAGTTTGGACTGATTCAGCTTTATATTCAATGCAATATATTGGCACTCCTTATGTATGGGGATTCCAGCTCTTAATGGATAATATATCGATTATGAGTCCTAACTGTATGATTACGATTAATAATGTAACGTATTGGATGGGTCGTGATCGTTTTTACATGTATAACGGTACTGTTCAAACCTTGCCTTGTGATTTAAAACAATACATATTTGATAATATTAATCAAAACCAAAACTTTCAAGTTTTTGTAGGATCTAATGAAGGATTTAATGAAGTATGGTGGTTCTATGTTTCTATTGATGGAAACAATGGTTCTAATACTCAACCCAATTCTGTTATTGATAAATATGTTATTTACAATTATGTAGAAAATACTTGGGCATATGGAACAATGGCACGTTCTGCATGGTTTCAAACTGGTATTAATCAATTCCCTATTGCTGCTGACTATAACGGCAGATTGCTTTACCATGAAAATGGCTGTGATGATGTTTCTACAGGAACTCCGCAACCTATAACATCATATATTCAATCTTCTGATTTTGAAGTAAGTCCAGATGATGCAGGACAACATTTTGGATTTGTTTGGAGAATGTTCCCAGATGTGAACTTTAACGGTTCTACAACCAATAATCCATCTTTAACTATTCAAATTTTGCCAAGAAATAGTTCTGGATCAGCTTATGGAGTAGCGGCTAATCCTGCTGTAACCAGTTTACAAAACTATACCAATATTCCTGAATATACAATTCAGCAATTTACAGCTGAAGTATTTACTCGATTAAGAGGTAGGCAGATGTCATTCATTATTAAATCAACAGGTCAAAATGGAGTTGCATGGCAATTAGGAACACCTCGTTTTGATATTAGACCAGACGGCAGACGCTAGGTTTACAATCTGTTCAAATGGTGATATTATAAGGAGTATAAGATAATGGTAAATATTCAAAAATATAATGGCACTCCTTTAGCACCAACACCTCCCAACTTACCTGTTGCTCCAGCGACTTATGATGCTGGACATGACAATCAAGTATTAAGCCAATTGCGTTTATATTTTAATCAGTTAAATAATTACACTCAGGCAACTGCAACGCCAGATTATGGATTAAAAGGACAGCGACCTTTGGCTAATTTGCAAATAGGTCAACAGTATTTTGATCAAACTCTTGGATATCCTATTTATTGGAATGGTCAAAAATGGGTAAATTATGCTGGCACAGCGGTTTAATTATGATAAAATTATTCCAAATAACTCAATAGGTCGTGTATGAGTCTACCGTTAATTGCCAAACACTTAGAGCAGCATGGTCGTGGAGACGATACCCACTTAGTCCATATGACTACTGGGGAGCTTCAAGCCCTACAAAAATTGGCACAACAGCACGGTGGATCATTAACCATCAATCCAAAAACAGGTCTTCCTGAAGCTGGTTTTCTAAGTTCTATTCTTCCTATGGTGGCTGGTGCTGCAATGGTAGCTTTAGCTCCTGAAACTGGTGGATTATCTATGTTAGCTGATCCAATGGTCGCAGCTGGTGTAGTTGGAGCGACTGATTATGCCATGACAGGTTCATTAAAAGATGGATTAATGGCTGGTCTTGGAGCTTGGGGCGGTGCTAGTTTAGCTGGTGGATTAGGTGCTGCTGGTATGCAAGCTGGAGTTCAACAAGGTGCAGATGTAGCAAATACAGCTTTTCAACAAGCACAAAATCAAATATTAAATACTGTTCCTGAAGTTACTCAAGAAGAAGCTGTAAAGGCAGCGGCACAACAAACTATTCAACAGATGCCTAATTTAACTGCTGATCAAATATCTAATATGACTGCCAATTTAACGCCTGATAATGCAAATAGCATTGTTAAATCAGCAGGTATGGCAAATGCTGGCATGGGTGGATTACCACCAGCTGGATATGGTGCTCAAGTTAATCAAAATTTATCTAATATAGGTGCTGGTTTTAATCAAGCAACAAGTTCATTAAGCAATGCTGGACAATTTTTAAAAGCTAATCCAGGTTCTGTTGCCATGTTAGGTGGAACAGCTTTAAGTGCTTTAGGTGCATTTAATCAGCCAAGTTTACCAGTTCAAACATCTGGCCAGACTAATCCATTTAACATTAAACCAATATCACCAAATTTTCAAGGACAGTTCCCAGCACAGCCACAACCCTATTATCAAGCTCAATATGATAACTATGTAAAAAATCCTTACAGCATGGCTACAGCCAAGCGTGGTGGTGTTATGAAATATTCTGGAGCTGATGGTAGCGATGTTCAACAGGGTTTAGCAATGATTTCTAAACGCCCTGTATTACAAGCAACACCTGAACGAGATAGTACTTATGTGGATGTAGATCCTGATACAAAGAATCTTGATGCTTATAATGCAGCAATGACCAATTTATTAAAGCTTCAAAAATTAGCTCATTTAGCACCAACCAAATCAGGTCTTGGAGCTGTTTCTCCTCTCGGTTCTAATATTCAAACATTATCGCAAGATCAGTTGGCGGCTGAAGCAGCACAAAAAGATATTCAAAAAAATAGTCCAGTAGTCAATACTGCCAAAGAAGGTGGATTACAAAGCCATTTAGGAGATTACTCTGATGGTGGAAGATTGCTCAAAGGTCCTGGTGATGGAGTGAGTGATGGTATTCCTGCGGTCATTGGTGGTAAACAACCAGCTCGTTTGGCTGATGGTGAGTTTGTGATTCCAGCAAGGATTGTTTCTGAGTTGGGTAATGGCAGTACAGATGCTGGAGCTAAAAGATTGTATGCCATGATGGATAGAATTAAAGAAGCAAGAAGGAAAGCAAAAGATATTGCAGCAGATACAAAGGCGTATAAACATTTACCAGCATGATAGTTTATGCAGATTGCGATCCTATAAAATTAGTAGAAGAGCTTGAACAGCTTCTTCCAGAGCATTATGATGAGTTGTGTGTAACAAAAGACTTTGATTGGGATCCTGATTATGATGCCTATCGAAAGTATGCAGAATTAGGCATGTTGCGTTGTGTTTCTTGTAGGAATGATGGTGAGTTGATTGGTTATATTATTTTTATGATTAGTCCGCATTTACACTATAAGTCATGTATTACAGCGATAGAAGATGTGTATTTTGTTAAAAAAGAGTTTCGTAAAGGTCGTGTTGGGATTAAACTATTTCAATATGCCGAACAGGTGTTAAAGCATTGCAAAGTAGATCGAGTGATTGTTCATACCAAGATTCATTTGGATAATTCAAGATTGTTGGAATATTTAGGTTATAAGCAAACAGATAAAGTGTTTACGAAAATGTTAAAGGATTAGTATGGGTGGTAGTTCTTCTCCAGCTCCAGTTCAGCAAAATGTAAATAATACTCAGATTCCTGATTATCTGGCTCCTTACGCCTCGAATATGCTCAATGCTACACAGGCACAGATATTTAATCCTGATATGACTACATTTAAGGCATATCAACCATATAGTACTAATCCATCTGATTATTTTGCTGCATTTAGTCCAATGCAACAACAGGCACAATCTACTGTTGCCAATTTACAAACACCAGACCAATTTAATCAAGCAAGTAATTTAGCTGGCACAGCTGGGCAAGGTGCATTAAATACAGTTGGTCAAGCTGGTATGTATGGTGGCATGGCTAACAGGGCAGGTCAGCAAGGTGCCAACTTATCTAATATGTACGGTGGTTTAGGTTCACAGGCTGGACAACAAGCTGCCAATTTATCCAATATGTATGGTGGTCAAGGTGCTCAGACAGGTCAACAATATGCTGGACTATCTGCTGGTGCTGGACAACAAGGTGCAAATCTAGGCAATCAATTTGCTGGTCAATCATCTATGTATGGCGGTATGGGTGCTATGCAAGGTCAGCAAGGTGCCAATATTGGACAACAATTAGGGCAGATGTCTACTAATCCTAATGCGGTTCAGTCTTACATGAACCCATATATTCAGGCTAGTTTAAATCCTCAGCTCCAATTATTGGGACAACAAACAGGAATACAAAGTGCTGGCGAACAAGCTGCCGCAACTAGTTCTGGAGCTTTTGGTGGTTCTCGTGAAGCATTACAAAATGCTTTAGTGCAACAGGGTGGTAATTTAGCTGCCCAACAAGCAATTGGTCAAGGATATAACACAGCATTTAATAATGCACAGCAACAAATGAATGCAGCTAATACTGCTGCTTTAGCTGGTAATCAACAAGCCTTATCTGGTTATGGAATGGGATTACAAGGTGCTAATCAAGCTGGCAATATGGCATTACAAGGTAATCAACAAGCATTGTCTGGATATGGTCAAGCAGCGTCTCAAGCACTTCAAGGTCTTGGTATGGGACTACAAGGAGCTGGACAAGCTGGTTCTCAAGCAATGCAAGGTTATGGCATGGGCTTGCAGGGTGCAGGTCAAGCAGCTAATTTAGGTATGCAAGGTGCTCAAGCAGGTCTTGCTGGCGTTGGTGCTCAACAAGCAGGATACGGACAAGCTGGTGCAGCTGGAACAAACTTAGCTAATATTGGTAATATGCAATTGGGTGCAACAGAAAACATTGCTAACTTGCAGAATCAATTAGGTGCTCAACAAACTCAAGCACAGCAGAATATCATTAATCAAGCTGTTCAAAATTATGCGACTGCCCAGCAATATCCATTTATGCAGTTAGGTGTGATGAATGCGATGTTGCGTGGATTGCCTACACAGCAGACATCAACTACCATGTATCAAGCTCCTCCAAGTACCGTATCCCAGTTAGGTGGATTAGGATTAGCTGGTCTTGGTGGTTTAGGTATGTATAACGCAGCAACAGGATCTAAGCGTGGTGGTAAGATCACATCAATGGCTACTGGTGGTGCTGTGCCAATGAATATGATGAGCGATCAACAGTTACAACAAGTTCAACAAAGTCCAGCATCAAGCCCAATGGCGAAAATGTATGCTCAAGACTTAAATCAAATGCATGGTTATATTCACAATAACCCAGAAGCTAGTAAAGTCATGTCACAACCATTACCTAGTGGTGGTATGCCTCCTCCAGATCAAATGTCTACAGCTCCGCAAACTCGAACAGGAGTAGCTGCTATTGGTACAGGTGATATGACTAAAATGGCTAGTGGTGGAATATTAGCATTTGCTGCTGGTAAAGAGGTTCCTCCAGCAGATGATCAATGGATGTCGGATTTATTAAAATCACAGTTAACAGATGCTTTTTCTGGAAAAAATACTGTAGCAGAAGCATATAAACCATTAGCAGAAGAACAGAAAGCTGATCTTGCACAACAACGAGCAATGGTTCTTCCTGAGTTTGCATTCCGTACAGGTATTGGCATGATGAGTGGTGCTGGTGATCGTACTGGCGGAACATTTGGAAATTTATTAAGTAGTGTAGGAACATCGGCTCTAGGTGCTGAATCTGGTATGCAAAAGAGTCTTGCTGATATTAATGCTGCGAAAAAACTCATGCAACAAGGAACAATTTCAGCTGCAACGGCAGATCAAGCTCGCAGAGATACATTACTTGGACAATTAAATCAAGCATATACAGGTACACAAAATGTTAAAGCACAATTAGCAAATGCTCGTGCAACTAAAGAAGCAGGATATGCAAGTGCAAATGCATATAAAGAAGCTGCTTTAACGGAAAAAGGACAAAATGCATTTTCAGGATTGGTTGAAAAATATACAAAAGATTTATTAAGTGATGAAATTAAACGATATAAATATGAGGCAAATCCAATGTTATTACAGGCAGATGCATATAATCGTGCATATGTAGGTTTAGCTCCAACATATCGTGATAAGTTAGGCTTACCTAGCCCAGCAGATTATGCTAAGAGTTTGGGTGTAACTTTGTCAGGAACAACTCCTGTAACACCAACTCAAACATCGCCTATAATTAATCCACCAAAAGTTAATTCAGCATTGCCAACAGTACCACAAGCCCAATATCATTGGGATCCTGTAAAAATGACAATGGTTCCAAATTAAGGGATAAAGTATGCCATCAGTAAGCATTCCTTATGTTGGGGTAGTAAATTTCCCTGACGATATGTCTCATGAAGACATTTCAAATGCAATTCAAAATCATATTCTTCCAAATGCACCACATCCTGCCGCTACTCAGCCTGGCTCAACTAGCCTAGCAGATACATTACAACAATCTATATTTGCTCCTGTGCAAGCATTATTTCCAAGTGTGGGAACTGAGCCAAGCACAATGGTAGGATCACTTGCAAAGGGTGTTCAATCATTAAAAGATATTGGAGCACAGGCAAAGTTAAGTGATTTAATTCCATTACAAGAATTAGATAAAGAAAATTATGGCCCAAATTTTGAAAGAGCACCAACGACTGGACCTCAATCAAGAGAAAATTTGTTGGCTACCAGAGAAAAAGTTAATCAATATTTAGGTCAATTAGAACAATCTAAAGCTAATGCTCAAGCGATTGATGCAAAGTATGGCGTTGATCCTTTATCTAAAAAGATTACTGCATTAGAGCAGACTAAAGATTTTAAAGATGCCAGCACATGGGAACAAACTAAAAAGATTGGTTCAGAGCTATTAAGTAATTTTACGGATATACCAGAATATATTGCTAACGTAGGTTTAAGTAGTTTGCCACAATCTATTGCTATGGCTGTAGCATCTAAAGTAGGTGCATCAGCAGGAATAACTGGTGCAATGGTAGCTGGTGGTGCTTCATCTGCGTTCATGGAATATGGTAATGAGTATGTTGATTTAAGAGAACAAGGATTTACTCACGAACAAGCTAATGACAAAGCTGCCGTTAAATCAGGAATTATTGGATTGCTTGATGCTGTTTCTTTAAATTCAGCTGGTAAAGTTGCTGAAAAAATATTTGGTGGCACAAGACAGGCATTAAAAGAAACTGCCAAAGACATTGGCAAGGAAATACCTAAACAAGCTGCTTTAGGTGCGGCTGGAGAAGGCTTTGGTTCTTATTTAAGTAATCAACCAGTTAATCCTAGAGCAGTAATGGAAGAAGCTCTTGGTGAGGTATTTGGTGCTCCTGGTGAGGCAATGTCTACTTATCAAGGTAAAAGAGCACAGCAAATTCAAAATCAAGAAGCTCCAGTTGTTAAGCCAGAGCCAAAAGGCACGGTTACTATTGGGCCTTCAACTCCTCCAGTTCCTTTAATTACTGAGGCAGATTTAGAAGAAGAACCATCAGGTCGACCACCAGTTCTACCAACTTTGCCTCATACTCTTGAAGAAATTATGGATAAAGGCGAGCCTGTTGAAACAAAACAGGAAGCTGAAAAAGCTCACAGCGATGGTGATACCGTTTATGGATTTCATGAGCAAGATGAAGAACATCCTGTATTAATTAAAGACATTGACCAGTTAAAAGGATATACACCTGATCAACTGATGGTTGTTCCTAAAGAAGAAAAACCAAAAGAACAAAGAAAAAAAGAATCTCCAATAGCATCATCTACTACATATAACGTAAAAACCGAAGATGCTGGCACATTTTTAACTCAAGTCTTTAGAAATAAAGATGGCTCTATTGATATAATGGATGAAGATGGACAGGTTATAAAAAATAATAAAGAATTTGCAAAAGGAAAATCTGATGCTGAATTATTGGCTTACCATTTTGAACCATTAGGATATGAATCTCATGAAGTTGTTCCTAAAGAAGAAACGCCAGCTGAAGTTAAAAAAGAAGAAGAACAAAAAGAAGAAGAATCTACCAGTAACATTGTTACAGGTGTAGGGGTAAACCCTGAGACAATCAATAAAGTTATTGATGCTCGTAGTGCTGGAAAAGCAAAAGATTATATTAAAAAACATGGTCAAGAATTTTTTGATCAAGCCTTAAAAGATGGTTTGATTAGAACTTTTACCGTTGGTAAAAATACATTTGTTACTACTACAGATGAGGGTGATGATCTTTACTATACAAATACTAAAACAGATGATGGTAAGTATTCTTTAAAAGAAGTGCAAGATGCTGTGGATAGCGTTAAAGGTGAATGGGAACAATTTGCTGATGCTGACAAGTTTATTAAAAAATATCCAGACATGCTTACCTCGGCATGGAAAAGTGGATTTTTAAGAACAAGTGCATCTGGAACCAATCTTTTTGCTGTTTACAATGAAGAAGATCTTGAAAGAGCAAAACAGAATCAAGCGGATGAAGAAAATCCAATTGAAATGTTTAAACAAAATATAGCCGAAAGAGCGGCAGAAGAAAAGGCTAGAGAAGAAGAAAAAGCAAAAGCACCAAAGACAAAGGCTGAACTTAACAGAGAACGTCAACAGGCTAAGAAAGAGGCTGCTGAAAAGAAGAAGCAAGAAGAAGAGGTTAAGAAAAAACAGCTAGATGAAGAAGCTGAAATGAAAATGCCTGAAGAAATTGAGGCGGAAGAGCTTAAAGATAAAATAGCACCAAATGAAACAAAAAAAATTAATGCAACAAATTATATTTCTAAGTCTACTAATGCAGAAAAACTTAATGGCTGGTCAAAAATAGATACATATAGTTCAATTATTTTGGTTGGACAGGAAGATCCTAATGTTAAAGAATTTACTCAGCATACTTGGACATTTAATCCAAAGTCTGGAACTGATGCTATGCGAGCACAAAATCTTGTGCAAGTATGGACACAAGAAAATCCTTTAAAAAAAGAAGAGCCTAAAGGCAAAATTAAAATAGAGCCTGTTGTTAAAAAAACACAGGCAGAAATTAATAAAGAACGACAAGAGGCTAAAAAAAATGCCACTAAAAAACCACAAGATTTTACAAATGATGAATTAGATTTAGCGGCAAAGATTGTTTATAACGGTAATGGTATTGAATATGAAAAATCAGTACTACCAATCCTTAAAAAATTACAGGATGCAGGGTTAATAAAATTACAAGGAACAAAAGTATTTTTAACTCAAGAATCCAAAGATGCTGGTATTCCAGAGGGCAGTTCTTTTAGTCAATTTTCTGATTCAGAAGACGTTAAAAACTTGCGTAATTTTTTAACTAAAGGACCCAAAAAAGAAGAAGTCAAAGTAGAAAAAAAGCCAGCTGAAGAACATATTGAGCCAAACAAAGTTGAGCCAGTTACTCCAAAGACTATAGAAAAGTCTATTGAAAAAGCTCAATCTAGAGTAGATTACAAAAAAATCAAACAGGCAATTTCTAATCAATTTGATCAGGCCATCAAAAGGGCTACGATTCAAACTGAAAAAGAATGGGATGCATCAACTAAAGAACGAGATAGTTTTGTAAAGATTGACATTCCTGGTGATGGTAAGTTCAAGGTGGCAAACAATGTAGAACGTCTTGAAGATCTTAAGAAAAAACTTATTAACGCTGCCGCTCCAAAGACTGGTGGCATTCCAAGAGCACCAAGTGCTGCAAGTGTATCGTCTGCTGAGACTGCATTTAAGAACTTTGTTGAAGAGCAAGATTTTGAGAATGCAATTAAATACGCTGAACTCAAAGGCTTGGATATGAAAGAAGTCAAGTTGACTCCAGATCAGCGGAAACAGTTAGACAATTACATCAAAAATCCAAAGGCATTTGAAGAAGAGAAAGCTGAAGTTGAAAAACAATCAGAAGATTATGTAGAAGCTCAAAAAGAAAATGCTGTTGAAAAATTAAATCTTAAAGAAGAAAAACCAAAGGCTGGTCAAGTATTCCCAGCACCAGCAGTTAATAAAAAATTGTTTGAGGGCACAGATAAGCCCATTACAAAAAAACCAAATTGGATGGATGAAGGAGTATGGAATCAATATGAACGATTCCAGGCTGGTAATTTCTCTATGCCAACTGCATCATTTCAAGGTGCTGAACGGATTAAAAAAGGAAATGAGTTTAAAAAAGAAGCAGAGAAAAATTACAAAGAAGCGGCTAGGATATTCCTTAGATTTGCATCAACGGCTAAATTCCCAACGGCTCGTGCTGATAAATTGATATTGGAAAAAGGTTCTTACATCCCAGCCAGACCAATTGAAAAGAAAATTATTGGGGCATTTACTGAGCCAAATATTAAGAAGGCTGTATATGCATTGGTAGATCCAAAAGAAGTTAGAGAGGCTTTGCGTGGTGCTGTATTAGAACCAGATAAAACAGTCTCGACTGATGGCAAACGATTATTGATTGTTAATACCAAGAACGATGTTACTAAACCAACGATTGTTGATAAAGATGGCAAAGTAATTGAGGCTCAGATTGCTCCCTACGAGAAGGTATTAGAAAAGTATAAAGACTTAAAACCAAGTCATGGCGTTAATGCTGAAGCGTTGGGGGACTATGCTCGTGGAGTTATCAAAGGACACAAGTATGCTGGTAATACTTTTTATCCAATTACTTTGGTTGTGGGTAAAGAGAATTACACATTTAATGCAGAGTTTATTGAAGACCTAACAAACGCTTTTAGACAGTTGGGATATCCAGAGTTCAATATAGGAATTCAAGATAAGATGTTGAAAGCGGTATCGCCAGATGGAAAAGTAACACAGTTACTCATGGGTATGACAGAGCGTGATACCAACTTCATGCCATTTAATATTAATAACGGATATCCAAGTTTTACGAGCGATGAAAAATTGGGTGAAGAGTATTTTATTGAAGGTGAAGCTACGGATATCTCTAACCGTAAGTTGCTTGCTGGCCCTGTAGATGAGTTATCTGAACAAGAACAAGTCAAGTTAGAAGAGCATTACGGTGCAAAACGCAACACCAGAGAGTTTTTTACTCAATTAAAAGATGATGTTATTCGTGCTACAAACGAAGGTATTGGCATTATTGATAGTGCAATTCGAGATATCATTGCCAAGATTCAAGCTGGGGTTTTAGCCGTAGCAATTATCTTTAATCCTGCCTACATGAGTGAAGGCAACTATTTCATGATGCCTACCAAAGAAAGGTCGGTCAGGATTGAACAGGTCAGAGCTGAAGTTCCTGCCGAAGCAGAAGGTATGTCAGAGGCTGGTAAACATGCTTACTCGATGATTGCACCTGCACAAAGTGGCACTAAGTACTTTACGATTGTTGACAAACCTACTGCAACAGCGTATGTCTTTAACCCAGATGGTAGTTTAAAGATCTCAAGAAAAGTATTGTTAGGTAAAGCGTTTGGCGATTCTTATGTTGGTCAAGTTCAATTTGAACAAAATAGACAGACTCCAGCAGGAATGTTTACCATTAATGCTGAAAAAGGTAATCTGCGTGACTACGATGGCAAGACTATCTACACATTAAGTGGTGATAAAGGTGCGTTCCATGTGGCTGTCATGCATACGGTCTATACTAAAGAGTCAGATGGTAAAGCTAGATTAAATGCATTGACTACTCCTGGTGCTGCCGACTCTCGTTATTCGCATGGCTGTATCAACGGCACTCCTGAGTTTATGCAGTCCATCAACGATGAGAAGATGGATCAATCTCATATGTTTGTTGTGCCTGATAATCAGGCTAAAGTTGATGATTTCTTGGCAAACAATGTTCCTAAAGATGACTTGGATCGCATGGAAGTCAAGCCAGTTGAAAGACAGGTTGTAGAAGAGCGTGAACAGCAAAAAGTGGTTAGTGGTGCACAGCAAGATTTATTAGCGACTAGAGAAGAAGAAATCAAAGCCCCAAAGACGCAAGCAGAAATTAATCGTGAACGCCAACAGGCTAAAAAAGCAAGCCAAGAAACGCCTGAAGAAGATTATCGTGGAACATTTACAGATAACCTTGATGAACGCAGATTTTTCAAAGAAGAAAGTTTATCCAATAAACAACATGCTTCTGAACAGGCTCGCAAAGTAAAAACTTCTATTACCAAAATTTTAAGACAAATGGTAAAGGGTAACTTTGGTATTGATACCCAAAGAGCACTTACAGAACTTTTATCTGAAAGAACCATTACCAATATAGAAAAGAAATATGCTAGGGTAAGAATTGATTCTGCCGATGCATTCTTGGCTAATGCTATTCGTGATGCTGAATTGCATAGAGCTTATCCAAAAGATGAACGTTATGGTCTAAAGCCAGAGGTATTGGCTGTAATTAAAGAAGTTAATCGTAGATTTCCAAATGTTTTAGATGGCTTAAGGTTAAGCATTAAGAAACCCAATGAACGTGGATCAACAGGTAACTTTGCACCATTATCAAGAATAGTGACGTTATATAAAGACACATCAGGCACATCAGAGCCTAAAACATTTAGACATGAAATTATGCACTCACTTGAGCAGATGATGCCAGATGATGTGTACATGAAAGTTATTAATAACTGGGCTAAGTCTTTAGCGAAAGCAATTGAAAACTATACAGATAAAAAACATCAAAAATATTTTGATGCTGTTTTAGATTATGTCAATAATCCAAATGAGCAAACATATCAAAAAGCAAAAGATGCTTTGCCTAATTACAACATGTATCAATACATTAATCCTTCTGAGTTCTGGGCGGTTAATGCTGAGAAACTGTTTGGGCAGAAGCTAGGCGGTCGTTGGGAAAACTTTAAACGAGCCGTACAAAAACTATTTGAAGGATTAAAGAGTGTCTTTGGTTTTGATAATCGTTATGGTGTGCATGTGGCGTTTGATCGTTTATTCAAGGGAGATCTTGAGCGTGGCGAGAGTAGACGTATGCTGGTGGATTATCTGTATCGTAACAATATAACCAAAGAAACCATATTAGAGAATGTAGATTCAGATGAAATTAATGAATTGTCTGAGAAGCATGGCATCAATGAGCCACCAGAAAAATTATCGCCATCTGTTGTAGATTGGATTACAGGTGGTAAACAATATGTAAAAAATCTAAAAAATAATTTAAAAGAATCACCAAGAGGCGTAGCTGTTCAGATGACTGGTAATCTGGATAATGCATTGCTTGGCTTTAGAATCAAAACAACTGACTTTACGGCAGGTCTTGCAGCTGCCGATGCTGAAAAGTATGGTCGTAAGTTAGAAAACGGCATGAACCAAGCGATTGCTGCAGTAGCAAGCAATCAAGCATTAAGAGCAATTCGTATAGCTTCTAGGGTTGTGGCCAGAGGAAAATTGGTATTTGATCCTCAATGGCAAATGTTTAGAGCTCAAGAAGACAAGCATTCAATGGCAAACATTTTCCGATTAAGAAAAGAATTTGCTAAACGAGTTGGTAAATCAGAGGCTAAAAAAGCAATTCAGGGTTTCTTTGAGGCATTACGTTCTAAGAGTATTATTCAAGAGTATGTAGATAGACAAGCCGATTTAGAAAAATACTTAGCAGAACAAGCTGATCCAACAACTAATGCTAAACGCCAAGCTAAATTAATTAAATTAATTAATGAAGCTCAAGATGATTTGAAAAACGTAAGTATTGCATTAGAAAAAGTTAGATTGAGTGATGATGCTATTTATGACTTAATTAAGATGGGTGAAAAACATCCAGAGTTAGTGGAGATTCGTAAGAATTGGAATGCTATTAATCAAAATATGATTAATATGATGGAGTTTGCCAGCATTATTAGTGAAGAACGTGCCAATACTTTGCGTAATATCAAGGACTATGTTCCTTGGAATCGTATTATGGATGAGCAAAAAGATGCTCGCAATCCTGTTTGGCTATATACCTCTAAAGGCGTACGAAACGTCAATAGAGAACCAATTTTTAGACGAGGAGCAACGAACAGGGATATTGATGACATCATTGATAACATGACGCACAACGTCATGATGATTACTCGCAATGTCATTAAAAACTATGCTGCTAATCGTATTGCTCAGGAGTATGCGGAGCGTGATGAAAATGGCAAAATTAAAACTTACCCAGCTGAAGATTTTAGTAAAGGTATTGTTAAAATTTTAGTCAACGGACAAAAAGTTAATGTCAAGATTCTTGATATGTATGTGGCTCAATCCGTTATTGGTGCTGAGAATGTTCAAATTCCACTTAATGGTATTATGTCGTTCTTTGCAAACCTTGCAAGAAGAGCGATTACTTTAAGCCCTAAATTCCAAGTTAAACAAGCATTCCAAGATGCGTTTACTGCGGCTATGGTTACTGGTGTTAAAAACCCTGCTGCTTTGTTAGGGAATGTCTTTGTATCGTTTGCCAAAGGGTTAAATCCCAACGATGAAGTCATTAATACATTAAAAGATTTTGGTGTGGGCGGTTTTTCTGGCATATCTAGAACACAACAAGGGCGTTACTCTCAAGAAGTTGGCATGTTAAATGATAATCGTCTTTCTCAATTAACTGGACTACTTGACCATATTGCTGATGCTTCTGACTATTCACAGCGTATGGCCGCTTACAATCGAGTAATGGCTGAGACTAATGGTGATGTGCGAGCTGCGATTCTTGCTGCGACCAATGTGATTGACTTTGAAAAACATGGTGCTGGCATAACAATGCAATTTTTAAATCGTACCATTATGTTTATGAATGCTTATGCCCAACAGATCGATGTATTAACTCAAGCGTTAATGCTCAATCCTAACGGTGGTCTGCGTGGCATTGATCGTCAGCAAGCTTTAATTCGATTAGGAACAGCTGTAGCAATGATGGCTGGTATGACATTGCTTTATACATCTTGGGCTGGTGATGACGATGAGTATCAAAAGACAGATGACCGTACTCGTATGCGTAACATTATTCTTCCTAAAGGCAAAACTGGCTTTGATCAAACTTATTACATTCCAATTAATACTTCAGCCTCATTCCTGGTCAAAGGCATGATTGAGATGTTACATAACAAATATATTAATGAATCATTTAAAGATAAGATTGATGGCACAAGATTTCGTTCAGCCATGTTAAAAGGATTTGTTGATTCTATGTTAGGACCTTTGACTTCTGGACCAGTACCAACAGCGTTCAGAGCACCTACTGAAATTATATTGAACCATAACTTTTATACTGGTGGTAAGGTAACTCCAGACAGTATGAAGAACTTAGCAGCATTTCGACAATTCAATGCCAATACATCTGAACTGGGTAAATACATTAGCAGAGCTACTCAGAATCCATTAGATCCAGAACAAAGAATGTTAAACCCAATGGAAGCAGATCATGTCATGCGTGGCTTAGGAGGTTCTGTATCAGCTGTTGCCATGTATTTATCTAATATGTTATCTGGCAATCATCCTACGCAAGATGACCGTAAGAATCCATTGTATGGAGACTTTATTGCACCTGAGATTCCAAAAGGTAACGAAGAGTTATTCTATGACCTTAAATCTAGGGCTGAAGTAGCTCATGACACAATGACAGATATGTATCGAAATCAGCATACAGAAGAGGCTCAGAACTGGCAAAAAGCTCATGAAGGATTAATTAAAGCTTATGGATTTACAGAAAGTGCTGGTAAGTCTTTAGCAGCATTAAATAAAGAAATTCAAAGAACGGCTGACCTTCCAGAGGCTCAGATGACTAAAGAACAGAAAAAAGCCAGAATGATTGAACTGCAAAAAACAAAACAGATTATTCTTGATAAGACAATCGAGTTTAGAAAGTTAGCTGGACTGTAACCATACCTTTGACCTCATCGGTAAACTGAAAGGTAGGCAAGAACTGTCTATCGTTAATCTTAAGGGCATCAGCAACACCATCGAGTCCAGCTTTAATGCTGGCTACCATATTATCTGCATCCCTATGGCGTTTATCAGGTGGATAGAACGTCACCGTAATAGGGATTTTCCCATCGGTTGATACTTTGACCTTGGATTCCAGCGTTAACACCCAGCAAGTATGCCTATACGCTTTCTTATGTTTTGCTTTCTTAGCCCAATGAAGGTTAGCGTTGGGGGATAATTCTTTTGGTGGCCAGGGCAGATAAATTATTTTCATAGTAGATGTAATTAAATGGGTACAATCTATTGACATGATTCATTATATCATGCAAACTATAGTCTGATTAACTGCTAGGAAAATCAAAATGAATGTCCCTTACACCACGAAGACTGGTTTAAAGATTGGCTTACGTTACCAAGAAGAAGGTATCAGAATGCCTATCGATGATCCAGATATGTTGTTTTTACAAACCATGCTCATTTGCCCTAAAGCAAGAAGACAAGAGAAGCTTGATGATTTAGTTTACAAGTTTGCTGTTGTTATTTTGCTTGGCATTATGTTTTTTAAATTTATCTTTCGCTAGGAGAAGATATGGAATTTACACCAGTACAAAATGAAATACTCAGGGCTGTCTTTAAATCAATGGATGAAGAGTTAGGTATCAAGCCATTGACTGAAGAACAGATGAAGATATTTAACTTAAAGCTTGATGAGGTTATCCATGAAGATCACGAATAAATTTAATCTTCCTGAGACCTTTGTTAATGTTCTCAAGCGTGATCCTTACACCAAAGGTAAGGCTCATCTGTCAGTAACACAGTTAATTAATAGTCCAAAGGTTGTTGCATTAACGAAGAAGTACGATAGTTTGCTTGAGCAGGATGTATCTGAGATGATTTGGCCACTCTTTGGTAAGGCGATGCATTCGATTCTTGAGGATGGCAAGGCTGAGAATCACATTATCGAGCAGCGTATCCATTCAGAAATTGAAGGATGGAATATCTCAGGAGCGATTGATTTGCAGATTATTAGCAATCAAGGCATCAGCATTCGTGACTATAAGACTACAGGAGTTTGGTCGGTCATGAATGAAAAAGCTGAATGGGAATATCAATTGAACTGTTATGCCTGGCTAGTAGAGAAGGTTAAAAAGATTCCTGTGGTTGATCTTGGTATTACGGCTATTCTGCGTGACTGGAAAGCAAGAGAGGCTGAACAGAAGGCTGGTTATCCTGAAGCACCTGTTAAAGATATTCCTGTGGTTCTATGGTCAATGGAAGAGCGTGAAGAGTTTATTAGGGCACGGATTGGATTACATAGTGCTTGTGACTTTGCAATGGAAACAGAAACAGAATTACCTGACTGCACACCTGAAGAGATGTGGGAGAAATCAGCAGTCTGGGCAGTCACAAAGATTGGTGGTAAACGTGCTCATTCCCTATATGAAACGGCAGAACAAGCGATTGCTGCCTGTACTGAGTTGGGGGATAAGTATGAAATCGTAGAGCGTAAAGGCGAAAGAACTCGCTGTGAATCATATTGTGCTGTTAACCAATGGTGCAATCAATATCAATCTTATAAGGAGAAATTAAATGAGTCTATTTAAAGGTGTTTGGGATAAAAATTTGGAAGAAGCAAAAATTATTTTTAGTGATGATTTTTTATCGGCACATAGAGTTTTTCAGTTGGATGCGTTGCAAGATGCCATTTTTGAACTTAAAAATAAATACATCGAAATTTTAGAGGAGAAGTAAATGGTTTATCAAAAACTAATTAAAGCAAGGAATATGCTCCGTAAGTTAGAGCTGAAGAAGTCAGGGCATAACAAGTTTGCAGGTTATAACTACTTTGAGCTTGGCGATTTCTTGCCTTATGTTCAGGCAATATTCGAAGAAATAGGGCTTTGTGATGTTATTTACTTTGACAAAGATATGGCTTATATGAATATCTTTGATACAGAAGATGGATCGTTTGCATTGTTTACTTCACCGATGGGTTCTGCCCAGTTAAAGGGTTGCCATGAAGTGCAGAATATTGGAGCAGTAGAAACATATCAAAGACGTTATTTGTATGTAACTGCAATGGCTATTTCTGAGCATGATCCAATTGATGCCACGATGAATCCCAATGATTCTCACCTTAACAATGCAAAGGTGACAGAAAAACCTACTGAAAACAAACATTTACAGTTCCAAGTTGGCGAAGAAAAAGTAACTTTGAAAGCTGTTCCTAGAACAGAACCTAAGATGGTCAGCAAGATTACAGGCGATAAGGGTGAGTTTCAAATCATTATTGATCCACCACCAGAGGGAGATATTAAAGACTGGTTAGGGTTGGTTCAACAAGCTTCTCATATGTTATTGGATTTATGTGAGAAGGAGGCAGATGTGATGGCCATATTTAGAAAAAACAAAGTTCTATTTGATACGGTCAAAGCTAAGGATCCTGAATTCTTTGCAGGAATGATGGGTAAATTTACGTTAATGAGAGAAAAGCTGAAGGAGAAGAAGTAATGGCATATGAAAATAAACCACAGACAGGGAGTCTGTTTCCTAATCAAAAAAAATCAGAAAGTCATCCTGATATGAAGGGTGATGTGTATTTAGATAAAACATTTCTAATTGAGATGATGGATAAGTCAAAAGGAAATTTAGTGAAGATTTCTTTGGCGGCATGGAAAAAAGAATCTTCAAAAGGGCTTAAGTATTTGTCAATGACATTATCTGAGCCATATGAAAAACCTGCTAACAATAACCCATGGGAGTAATCATGACTGAAAAACGCAGAGGTAGACCAAGAAAGATTAAAAATAATAAAGCAAATATGGCTATTGATCTTTTAAAACAAATGGCTATACATGTTCCAATCAATCAAGAAACATTTAATGAAGCCGTAGAAAAAATGGTTGCCGAAGATAAAAAAGTGGATTGGGAAGAACTGGCGAAGAAACAAGAGAATCAAATGCAAGTGTTGCGTAATGAAAATGAAGATCTTGCCAAGATTTGTGTGGATCGTTGGGAAAAGATTCAAGACAAAGAAAAGATTATTAAATACTTGGAGGGCAGAATTGAAAACCTTGCAATTCGAAGCCGTTAAGGTTGCTCTCAAGCAAGATAAGACTGGCTACGTTTTAACATTGTCTATGCATCCTGACGAGATTCCTGAAGACCTGATGCGTGACTATGTTGGGGCAAGATATCAATGTGTCCTAGTCAGGCTAGATGGCAATGAGCAGCCAATGGATAAAGAGCAAGAGTTTGCTGGTGATCGTGCTGTTCGTATTGCTGGCTTGCTTGGGCGAGATCCTATTTTTTGGAAGTATCTGTATGACCAGGAACAGATTTTTGATGAGAGTGGCGAAGAAGCAGTTGAGTATATTCGCAACTATTTGAATCTTGAATCAAGGTCAGAGTTAAAGACTAACCGAGAAGCACAGATACTATTAGATAAACTTTATAGAGAGTACCAAGCATGGATACAAAAAAACTAGTACCGTATTCTGTTTACCTGCCAATTGAACATCATACTAAGTTAAAAGAGTTTGCAAAAGATCGTCAAGCTTCTGCATTAATTCGTGATGCAATTGGTATGTTGGTAGATGGAACGGATGTATTTAGGACAGGCTATAACAAAGGCATTAGAGATGCAGCCAAAGTTATTTATGACTGTGAGGAAGCCCAGATGATTGCCATCAAAGGTAAAGACTTGGGCGTTGTTTTATCAGATCGCATTAAAGAGTTGGAGGTCAAATGAATATTAAGCCACACCCAATGAGCAAGATTAAGAAAGAAGAATGGATTATTTTGCGTTTATTGTATTTGATTGTGTCGCTTGATCCTACGATGGTGCGTGTCAAAGATGTTGAACGATCTATTAAGTATATAGATAAGAAATACAGAAACATTGAAGGTTTTTCTATTGTCCAGGCGTTTAATCTCCTGAAGAAAGAACATGGCAAAGAGGATACCTTTAACGATATTGGTATTACTTTGATTAGTAATTTGCAAAAACAAGTAAATGTTCATCGTGAGTATATTGATGAAGAACAGAAAGAATTTATGCAGCGTAGAGTATTTGGTGTGCAATACCATCCACAATCTACGAAGAGTGCCATAGTGCAAGACATCATTGATGCAGAAAATATGAGATTAGGAACTCAAAATGGATAATAAAGAATTTATTAATAAGGTATTAGAAGAAGATCGTAAGAAAGAAACTGATCCATCAAGGATTATTGCATTAGAGATCTTCAACTTACTAGCACCCAAAGCCGAGCAAGAAGCCAGCGTGATTCTAGCTGGTGTATCAATGGTTTTGGCTACGATGGCAGTTGAGATGGGAATCGAAGAAGAGAAAGCCGTTTATGCGTTTAGAAGGTCTTATGCGAATGCTCATAGGCGTTTAAAACAATTAATCAAACAGGTGCACTAATGTATATTGCTAATGCAACAATTGAAAGTACAATGCTTGGCATAGAAGACCATGGAATTATGTCATTTAGTTTAACGCTTATATATGGTGGTGGTTATGGACAAGGCTTTGGTGGATATGCTTTAGATGGCAAAGGCGGAGAACAAGGACATGCTAAGAGCATTCTATGTATTCGAAAGATTATTGAAACAGTTGGTGTTGAAAAATGGGAAGATTTGCGAGGTAAATATATTCGAATAAAAAAATCATCCGAACATACAGGCACTATTGATGAGATAGGAAACATTATGGATGAAAAATGGTTCAACATTAAGGAGTTTTGGCAATGACAAAAAAAATGAAAGCATTTCCACAAAGAGTAAGTACCGAATATCAATATCAAGTTGAACATGGCATGGATTTAAGAGATTACTTTGCTGCTAAAGCTATGCAAAAAATGATATGGGAAAAAGGTCAAGACTTAGAAAATGCAAAAGACTGTTATGTAATAGCAGATGCCATGATGAAAGCAAGACAAAATGACTGAACAAGATCAAGAGCATACCAAGATACTCTTTGCCATAATGATTACTAATGGCTTATTGTCCAGGCTAGATCCAAAAGAAATTGATCCTGTGGACATCTGGGAGCTGGCAGATGCATTAATGGAAGCAAAGAATCATGTATCTGCTGGTCTTCCTCCAATTAAGAGAAGGAGAAGGCATGAGTGATAGAAGATATTGCTCTTCCTGTGTAACCTATCAGCCAGTAGAAGGTGGAATGTTAGTAGATACGGCAAACAAAAGTGTAAGAAGATGGAAGTGTGCAACATGTTTAAAAAAATTAAGTGAACGAAAATTGCAATCAAGAGGAAAAAAATGAAAACATTTGCTTTATTGGTATCGGTTAGCCTTTGTGGTTGGATTATTTTCTTTACCGAACTTGCTCGTAAGGAAGCAGTGTATGACTGCCATATGGTTAGTTACCCTATGGCGATTGATGTCCCTAAAGAAGTTATTGCACAATGCAGACAGAAAGGAATATGGGTGGTGAAATGAAAGAAAGGTTATGGGATTTTTTGGGTGATGCCGTAGATATTGTTGGAGGAATAATTTTATCTGTATTACTTGTGGTTTCATTGTTTTGTGTTGTTGGTGGACTTATTTATTGTGCTTGGCTTTTATTATTAAATCCTCAAGATAAAGAAGCACGTAGGCAGGCTGAAATAGCCGAAGCTACACCACATAAGTACGCAGAAGTTGATGGTTGTACTGTTTACACATGGTATGCAAATGGTAGGAATCATTACTTTACGAAATGCCCAACAAAAGTAACAACAGAAAGTAGGTACAGTGAATATTGTGGTAAGGCTTGCAGCAAAGAACGTAGTGAAATAATTGAAACGGAGAGATAAATGACAGACGAACAAATGAAAGAGTTGGCTGAACTGCGTGTAGCCATACAAGATTTAAAGTATCAGTTGATACAAAAGCATGACTTGCGTGAACTTACTGATGAGGAAATATGCAAACTGTGGGCAGAATCACATGAAGACAGTATTGCTATGCAACAAGGATTTACTACCCAACAACATTATTTTGCACATTTAATACTAAAGAAAGCGAGTGAGAAATGAGAACAATTGCACCAACAAATAGATTGCGTTTTGTTGAAAGAGTAATTCCTAGCCATGATGTTGAGGCAGGTTACAAAGTAAAAATACTTCAACAGTGGTGGAATTATCAAATATTATCAGACAATTCTGGTTGGATTCCTATTGAGGGTGGTGAATGGCGTGACGTACCTTTAGAAAGCGAGTGAGAAATGACAGAAGACCAAGAAGTTAGAGAATGGATGGGTTGGTATCTAGAAAAGCCAATAAATGTTTATGAAGTTTATGGCGATGCACTTGAATTTACGGCAGAAGAAAAATCTATGACTGCAATACTAAAGAAAGCGAGTGAGAAATGAGTCATTACGGCAAATGTAAACATGGCATTTATTTAGGGGGTTGTCGTGAATGTTTTCCTTTGCCTAAATTAACAAAAGTTGGGGAAGAACTTATTCAAGAATTAGTAGAGTGTTTTAATGAGGATAAAGAAATGACCGCAAATGAACTAGCAGATTTAAATGAATGGTCTTGTTGTGCTCAAAGTAAACAAGTTTCTGCCATGCTACGTCAACAAGCCAAAGAAATTGAAGAGTTAAAAGAACGCTTAGAAGAAACTCGTCAGTTGTATTTAAAGCAATTAGCCATCACCCATTCTGACACCCAATCACACCCAATTGAACCAGTGGCAATGCGTTATGACTTTGATGGATATGGATATATGTATATTGACTCAGGTTCAGGAAGTGATTGGCAAACAAGAAAGAAGGGTGAATTCCTTTACACCAAGCCATTCTTTAGTCAAAAACCTGTTGCCATGATGGTTAAAATGGATGGGTTTGATAAACCTGAGTTTACTACAATTTGTGGTTCTGCTGCGTTAAAACATCCTAACTATACTGCATTGTATGACCACCCAATGCGTGAACTAAGTGATGAGGAAATACAAGATTTATGGGCGGAGATGGATTGGAGTGGACATCCTGAACTTGAATTTGCGAGAGCAATACTAAAGAAAGCGAGTGAAAAATGATATTAACTGGATTTTTATTTGCTATTGGTGCAACACTTGGAACATTATTAACTTGGGTTACAATCAGCAAAATTGAACAAATGTATTCCGATTGGCAATACAAAAAGCGTTGGGATGCAATTAAAAAGAAAGAGAATGAGAAATGACTTTAAATGACCTAATTAACAGGCTTGAGCAAATGAACCAAAACCATACATCAATTGGTTGGGAAACACTACAATTTGTAGCACCTTTGCTACGTCAACAAGCCCAAGAAATAGCAATGCTTAAACAAATCATTGATGCAAACAATTTACAGTTAAATATTGGACAGTTGAAAAAAGAACTAGCATTACAAAGACTATCTGATTTTAGTCAAGAGATTGAGGATAGGGAATCTGCTATATACGCAACTGGCTATTGGAATGGTATTCAAAAAACCAAAGAAAAGAATGAAACATTAGATACAAGGTCTTATTTGATTGGTAGATACGATAAGCTGCGTGAACTTACTGATGAGGAAATATTAGATTTATGTCCACCAAATCATTCTGAAATGATGAATGAATCATACACAATTGAATTTGCAAGAGCAATTGAATCATATTTAAAAGGTGAAAAATGAAAATGGAAATGCGTTGGTATAAATATTACATACCCTCAACAGGAAATACTGCTCTTACCTATTCTGAATCTAAAAAACTTCAATATAGGTATCAATATGACCCACCAGACTCACCTTATCCACAAAAATGGTGGACTGATTGGATTGATGTGCCAACAATTGAAGAAAGCGAGTGATAAATGAGTAATATAGATGATTGGGCATGGAAAATCATTCGTGCTTGTGGTTTATCAACTGCCAATTCTGATATTAATGTTTTTAAATTACATGAATATATTTCAGAGATGATTTACACACCTCGATTTAAAGAATTTCCTGTTGGCAATTTTGTTATGCGGTTTTACAAAACAGACCATGTATGGACTTGCACAGTTACAGAAGATATGTTGGATGAAGCAATTAAAATTGCAAAACCATTGTCAGAAGAATATATTCAATCAGAATGGGAAAGACTTGGAAAGAAAGCGAGTGAGAAATGATGGATTGGTATTTATCTGGAAGATGTTTAAAACACCCAATGGTTGTAGCAGTTATTTTTTATACGTTGGGTTATTTTGTGGGTAAAGGATAAAAATGACAGAATATATTGAGTTTATGTGGTTAAGTTTGTTTTTAATTGGTATTGCCATTGGTGTTGTTTTAAGGAGAAAGAAATGAAATATAGTGATGAATGGTGGAAAGAAGTTGATTTATTAAACAGATCTTTTCCTTTTGGGTGGTGGAAATGACTGAATTTGAAGACAAAGTAATTGAGCTTTTAAGTATTATTGCTAATCAAGATCGAAAACCTTTTGGTCCAGAATGGTGGAAAGGCGATCCGACTTTTGGTGGATTGAAAGTATCTACTCTTTCTTACGATGAGATTAATCAATTGGCTGGTCAATATTTACAGGTAGTTCCTCTTGGATCAAGCCATGCCGTATTAGGAGTTGTAGAGTTTGCTCGTGCCATTGAAAAAAAATTGAAATGAAAATAGAATTAAATCGTCATGAAATGTTAATGTGCGAATTATTTGGTTCTATTCGCAGAAAAAACGCTATGCAATTTAATTATGATCGCCAGGTCAGCAAACAAGATCCATATGACATGGACATTGATGGTTTTATGGGAGAGTTTGTAGTAGCCAAATATTTAAATATTATGGTAGATACTTCAATCAATGAAAAAAAGAATCCAACAGATTTATATTTCAATGCTTATTCAGTAGATGTAAAGACTACTCGTAATCCAAAAGGTGGAGTTTACGTCACAGAATATCATCGTAAATCGCCATGTGATTACTATATACAAGTTGTAATTAATGGTAATGTTGGTCATATAACTGGCTGGATTGATAAATATGATTTATTTTCCAAAGCTGAATATATATCTGGATCTCATCCATCTTATAAATTAAATCAAGAAAATCTTTTACCTATAGAATTACTATATGTACCGAAACAAACAACTTCTTGAACTGGTTCGTGTTATTCCTTGTCAAAACTGTGGCCTACAGGATGGAACGGTGGTCGCTGCTCATTCTAATCAACTTCGAGATGGTAAAGGTCGTGGAATCAAAGCTCACGATTATAGGGTGGCAGCTTTATGTTACAAATGCCATAGTGAATTAGATCAAGGTAATAGACTTTCTAAAGAAGAACGAGTAGAAATGTGGGAAGAAGCCCACAGAAATACGATTGGTTGGTTATTTGAAAATGATTATGTTAAAATTTGTTTAGTTCCTTAATTTGAGTTATGTCTTGTTCTGGAATTAGAGCTAGGTTTGGGTTACCGCCCTGTCTAGCTCGTTTTTTTTGAGGTTCGATTTTTAGTGCCACAGCCAAAAAACAATATGTTGACACTTTTTTAAAATTTCGTCTATACTTAGTGGGTACACCCCATGTACTACCGTCACCGTGACGCATAAACTCCTAGCAGGGTTAATCAAAACTGACGGTAGGATCCTCCCTGATCCCTCCCCAGAACCCTAGACTAATCATCTGGGGTTCTTTCTTTTTGTGCTTGCAAAATATTTTAAAATGGTTTAATCTATAATCTCAACTGCTAGGAGTGCGTCACGGAATGAATCAACTCCGTGATAACAATTTGTGTATTTTGTATATACGTTAATTTAACGTGTATAGATTTATGCCATTTTGTTTACGCACTCCTAGCACGATGATTTAGGTCTATCGGTCTGAGTATGTGTGAAAGTTGCCCTTGAAGTTGAGTAGAACGGCAAAAAGACATACGTTTACGTTCTTCCTAAATTAGCGTGATAGTGAGCAAAGAAGATTGTTTAGGCTCAAGGTGTGGAAGCGTGGTCTTTACTCTGTCTGAGAACGATTGAGAACAATAGAGATCATTCGGTGACACTTAAACGAACTCGTAGTACAGAGTAGAAAGCACCGATGTGTGAACTAGACTACCAATGGTTCATTAACTTGATATGAAGTAAGCGACCGAAAGGATATCGAGTTGAGTTTTCCTTCAATCCCATGCTGTGGGGTTGGGGGAAACCTCACTTTCAATTTCGTTTCGCTCCCTCAAGGATATATATGAAAGAAATCGTAGAACAGAGAATTAAAGAGTTGGAACGGTTGGTTGAGATCACACCGATAAATAAGAGTTTCAGTCTTCAGTCGAGACTGGTTGAGGCGAAACATATCTTAGATCTAATTAATCAAGAAGAGAAGTATGTATCAGAAAGTGTAATGAATGAAATACAAGATGCTTTATATGGAAAAATGAAAGGAAAGAAATGACAGTAAATGAACTTGTAGATAAGTTAAGAAGTGTAAGTATTAGATTATTGGGTAAAGAAACTGAGCAAGCAGGTAGAGCTATTATCCTCTACAGAGAATCAGCGATTATGCTACGCCAACAAGAAGCAGAATTGACTGAAGCAGGACATATGATTGGTGTATTACGAGAAGAAATTAGTTTGTTGAAAGAAGAAATAGAAGTGTTGAAACCATATAAAGAAAAGATTGAAATGATGGAACAAGCCTATGATGCCCATATTAAAAAATCAATGGGTGAGGTTAAAGACCTTATAAAGAAAGCGAAGGGAAAATGAAAGTATTAATTGATGAAGAAGAATGGTATCCAGTATTAACAATTGATGATGATAAAGAACAGATTAAATATTATGAGAACAGTAATATATGTTCTGTTTGGGTTGTAGATGTGCCTGAGATCTTGGTATCTGAATACAAGTTTATATTGTCTCAATGGGAGAAGATGCAAGACAAGATAAAGAAAATTGTAGATGCACAAGATGAAGTTTGATATACTGAAATTTCCAACTGCTAGGAGAATAAATGAAGAAAGTAAATATACTCGCCATTCGTATTGATGGCGGCACTCAATCTCGTGATAAATTAAATGAAGATGTAGTAAAAGAATATGCTGATTGCATGAAAGATGGTGCAATATTTCCACCGATTACAGTCTTTTTCGATGGCTCTGATTACTGGTTAGCCGATGGTTTTCACAGATACTTTGCTAATAAATCTTTAGGTAATGTAGCCCTTGACTGCGATGTCAAAGAAGGCACTTGTAGGGATGCAGTCTTACATTCCTTTGGTGCAAACGGCAAGAATGGTCTACCACCAACGGCCAAAGAAAAACGCAATATTGTGATTAAAATGATCCAAGATGAAGAATGGGGTAAATGGTCAAATAAACATATTGCAACCATTGTCCATGTATCCTCAATGACTGTGGGTAGAATCAGAAAAGAATTAGAAGAAGAGCCGAAAGAAAAAGTCACCTATCTTCGTCAAGGCGTAGAAGTAGAAGCAAAAAAACCAAAGAAGAAAAAAGCTGAAAAGAAAAAAGAAGAACCTATAGCAGAACCAGTAGATCCTGTAGTGGTAGATCCTGTAGCTCCAGATCAATCTTTAAATCCATTGGAAATCAAGATTGATGAACTTAGTCGAGACATTATTGATTACATTGAAGAGATCACAAAACTTAAGGATGTGATTGCAACTAAACGATACGATGCCACAGAGTTTGAGCAAGAGGATGCTTTGATGACGATCCAAGAACTTCGTGAGGAAATTAAACTTAAAGATAGAGAAATTAAATCATTGCGTGATAGTCGTGATATGTATCAAGAACGCAATGCTGAACTCATTAAACAACTCAAAGCTTATCAGAAGAAAAAATAATGGAGTTAGTATTAAGAGAACACCAACTGGGGGTGGTCGATGCACTTCGCCAGGGCTTTAGAGATGGACATCGAACGCAGCTTTTATACGCACCAACTGGCTTTGGTAAAACTGAAGTAGCCATTCATTTAATGAAAGCAACGGCTGAAAAATATAATCGTGCTGCCATGATTTTGGATCGTATTGTATTAATAGATCAAACCAGTTTAAGACTTACTAAATACAGGCTTGATCATGGTGTATTACAAGCTGATCATTACAAGCGTGACATTACTAAACGAATTCAAATCTGCTCTTCTCAAACAATAGAACGCAGAAACAAATTACCAGAGATGGATTTATTGATTGTGGATGAATGCCATATCACTCGTAAACAAATCTCTGACATCATTAAAAACAATCCCAAGCTGAAAGTCATAGGTTTAACTGCAACTCCGTTTACCAAAGGTTTGGGTGCTTTGTATTCCAATGTTGTTTGTGGGGCTACAACGGAAGATCTGGTTAAAAAGAAATGGCTTGCACCACTCAAGGTATATATCGCCAAAGAAATTGATATGACTGGTGTTACAAAGGTGGCTGGAGAATGGAGTCCAGATCAAGTTACAGAACGAGGGATGCAGATTACTGGTGATATCGTTGTGGAGTGGGAAAAGAAAACCTATGAAGTATTTGGTAAGCCTCGCAAGACGATTGTATTTTGTGCAGGAGTTAAGCATGGGCAGGACTTGGTAGAACAGTTTGCAAGAAAAGGATATAACTTTGTCAGCATAAGTTATTTAGATTCAACTGAATATAAACAAGAGGTAATTGATGATTTTTCAAAACCAGATACTGAAATACATGGTCTCATTGCTACTGACATACTTACTCGTGGTTTCGATGTTCCTGACGTTATGATAGGAGTCTCGGCAAGACCATTTGCCAAATCTTTATCGAGCCACATTCAACAGCTTGGCAGAGTTATGCGTAGTTATGAAGGCAAAGAGTTTGCTTTATGGCTTGATCATTCAGGGAATTATCTTCGTTTTATAGAAGAATGGGATGATATCTATTCTAATGGTGTAGAAGTTCTGGATGATAAGTTAGATAAAGCAAAGAAGGAAAAGACAGAGAAAACAAAAGCAGAACTAAAGTGTCCAAAATGCTCTGCTCTCTGGCCAAAGAACAGTCAATCATGTCCAGCTTGTGGTTATGTAAGAGCCAGGACACAAATCGCCACAGTCAAAGGTGAATTGTTTGAACTCAAAGGGCAGACACAGATCAATAACAAACAACAGCAACAGGACTTTTATTCTGAGTTAATCTACATGGCAAATGAACGCAATTACAACATCAACTGGGCAAGTAATAAGTTTCGAGAGAAGTATGGGGTATGGCCTAATGGATTTATCCAATATCCAAGAATACCATCTTTAGAAACAATTAAATTTGTAAAGCATCGCAATATTGTTTACGCAAAACGTCAAAATAAAATGAGGGGATTATGATTGAATTTATTAACTTCGCAAGAGATTACGGCTTAATTCTTAACAATGTTATCTATGATAAATGGGTGGCAACTCCGACCGAAGATCATCCAAGATCCAGTAATGGTCGCTATAAACTTTTAGGTGATGTAGGATGGGTGCAAAACTGGGCAACGATGGAAAAGCCAGTTACTTGGTTTGCTGATGGAATCAATCAACAGGAAGTTAAGCAACGAATTAAAGAATCAAATGACAATCGGCAGAACAATGCAAAAAAAGCAGCAGATCGAGCTGCGTGGATACTCAGCCAGACGAGTCTGGACAGGCATCCATATCTAGAAAGAAAAGGATTCCCCAACGAATTGGGGAATGTTTGGATCAAAGACGATAGACAAATTTTAGTAGTTCCTATGAGGCATCAAGATAGAATAGTGGGCTTGCAACTCATCAATGACGAGGGGGAAAAAAAGTTCCTGTATGGTCAGACCTCTAAAGGGGCAACTTTCTCGATGAATGCAAAAGGAACTCCGATATTCTGCGAGGGTTTCGCTACTGGGCTTTCGATTCGAGACATTATGCAAAGCATGAATTTGCCGTATTGCATTCACATTTGCTTTAGTGCAAGTAATATGCAGTTCGTAGCAAGGAACATCAGGAGTGGGATCGTTATCGCTGATCACGACTCCAATGGTGTCGGAGAACGATTCGCCAAAGACACAGGCAAACCTTATTGGCTCTCTGAAGCAGTTGGGGAAGATTTTAATGACTATCATATGCGTGTCGGCAAGTTCAAGGCTTCACAGGCTTTAAAGAAGATGCTAATAGCCTTAAAAAACGAGCCTCAATCTGTCTAACTCGTTCTCTGGTCACACCAAAGCGAGATCCTACCTCGTTTAAAGTGTGACCTTCAGCTCGCAATCGCATCATCTGCCAGTATTTTTCTTTAAGATCATCCCTGTTTTTATAAAGACTAAAAAAGACTTCCTTCGTAGGGAAGTCCACCAATTTGTAGGGATTGTTACCACCAACAAAAATCGGCACTCTGCCACCACATTGACTAAAATTCATGGGGATCAACCTCGCAGTAATCAAAATCAACAACTTCTTCGCCTTTGTTTAATTCAAGTTCATCCCAAGCATACTCTTCAGGATCTTCGCCATTTGGCACATCCACAGTAATGGTAACTTCTCTTTTAAGGTAATAAGTTACATCATATCGTTTCATGCTTCCTCCACATTATCGCCAAGTGTTTCAGAATAATGCTCGATTAAATGATCAGGCTTTTTACATTCATAATACTTCGCCTGTCCCTTGTCAAAAGCATCCTCTCTGTTATTTGCTTTGACATAGAACCCAAGTGTCTGGGTGACTTCTTGGGTAAATTCAACTAAATAGGTTTTCATGCCGCCTCCCTTTCTCTTAAAACTGCATCCACCAAATACTCAAATGTTTCCCAGTTCAACCCAATGTTGGCATCAAGATTTCTTTTTGCTCGTCTGAGGACTTCTCTGCGTTCATCATCAGTTAAATCGTCACCATCACAGACCTCGCCCACATCATCAATGTGCCACCAGTCGCTAATCCAGTTTGGATCAGTCAAGCGTTTAATGTCATCCACAGTAGGAACGGCTTGACCATCTGGCAAATCGAATTCAATCATTACTCGCATACAACCTCCACAATTCTAAATTCATCATAGGAATAAGGTTCTTCTAAATTCCCCTCTTGGTAATCGGCAATCGTGTCCTCAATAAAATCTTTGAGTTCAGCCTCTGCCTGTTCTTTCGTTTCATAAACAGTCGGCATACCTGTCTGGGCATCATGCCAGACATTCTCCCAACCATAGACAAACTCTTGTTCAACAATAAACATATCATTTCTCCTAGCAGTTAAACGATTGCAAAATGGCAATCCCAATGCCCAATTAAGGGCATCAGGATTACAGCACTTACCAATGCACTTGACTGTCTAAATCTTTGACATCTACATAGTCCTCTGCCCTTCTAAAAGAACCTATGTAAAAAGGATAACTATCTACTGTTCCCATATCACTATTCTTTAAACATTGAACAACATCAAGTAATGCAGTTTCTAATGATTCAATATCAGCAAAATACATTTTGATTTCGAGTTTCATAAATCCTCCAATTCTGCATACTCTCGTTTAGATTCTTCCAACTCTTTTAACAATCTGGCTTTGTCTTTTTCTTCTGCCGTTTCGAGCTCTTTTTCAATCGCCTCAATTTCAGTTAAAAGATCATCCATTTTGTATTCTTTGATACTGTCGGAGATTCCGTATTGATCATCAATGTTTTTAGGTATGTTATTACGCACCCATTGAACATCATTTTGAATGTCATAACATTCTTCTAAATCGTTTTCCCAATAGCCACAGAACCCCATACCACCTTCATAATAGGTGGCTGAGACATCATAGCCTTGCTCAACAAGTTTTTGATAAATGCCACAGGGAGGACTCCAAGCCGTAGAACAATAAAAAGAAATGGTGTTTTCATTCGCCTCAAGATCGTAAGGTTTATTTTCGTAAACTGTTTCAATCTCCCATTTCGTGCCCCAATGCTGAACCCTCCAGTCCCACCAATTATCAGGCTTGATGGTCGGCTGATAGGCTAGAGCCTTTTCCTCTTCGGTCTTAGCATACTTCGCTACGATCTCTGGGTAGGTCTTTTTAACAGGAGTAACTGAGTAGTCTGGCTCTGGGTATATCGTGCCAAAGAACTTCCCTTCATTCCAAGCAGTTACTAATTTCTGAATCTTCTCTGGGTTATCGTGTGAGATAACTACATTGTTTTCGCACCAATTAGGCATATCTTTTTACCTCCTCTATTTCAGTTATTTGAAAATCATGTCCATCTGTTACATCACCATAATCGAAGTCGATTTCTCCGTCATAAATCATTTTTTTGATTTGATCGACAGATTCACCTTCCACTTCTTTCATGTAATAAACTACCTCACTTGCGAAAGCATAAAATTTAGGCATTTGCAATTTCCTTCCATAATTCGTATGTTTGTTTTAATTTTGAATTGTCCATTTTCCAAAGTTTTTTTAAATATTCTTCAACGTCATTTAACTGTTCGATTGGATAAATTGATTTCATCATCCAAAATATTTCAAATTGATATTCATAATTACTCATTTTGATATTCCTCAAAAAGTTTTGTTAAATGAATTTCAAGATAATGTAATTTACTAATCTGTTCATCACAAAAATCTTGCATATCGTTAAATTCATTAAATCCATCTAATTTCATTCCTCTTAAATAAGTGTGTTTATCTAAGTTAATTAAATCAAAATAGATTTCATTTACAGTTTCTAATAAAAGATTTTCAATCGACATTTTCATACTCCTCTTCGTAATAAGCACAACTATAAAAAACAGGTTCAAAATCAATCGACAAAACTTTAGTTTCGTCATCTAAAAAATCGCCAATTTTAAGATCGGCAAATTCATCTTTCGTCATTGTCATATAAAGGCGATTGTCAATCCAAGAGTCCCAAAGAACTTCGTCAGGAACTCCCTTCTCTAAAATTCCGATCTGGACAGTTGTCGGATTGTTCCAATCGTCAGGTCGAATAAGCACATCATAGGCAGTTACCGTATAAACTCTTTTCATAGATCACCTGTAAGAACTTTAATTAGTTTAGGCTCGGTCTTGGTCTGGATACGCTTGAGGTTATTCCACCCCAAATAGTAATCAATCCATTCGCAAGCCTCCAAGAACGAGGGCAGAACATGGGAGGCGATCACCTCCCTTCGTTGGTTATAGATAATCGCTTGCATTAAAACCCCCCAGTCCTAAGAACCCAAATAAGGGCAAGCCCTGAACCCATCAAAGCACCAAATAAACACGCATAAAAAATATCTTTCATTTTTTAAACTCCTAGCAGTTAAAGTTAATGATTGCCGAAAATGACAATCCCTAAACCCTCTAGAGAGGGCTTAGAGGTGGCACTTAGTGGCTCTCTTCTGTCTCTGGTGCTTGAGTAAACAATTCAGGGAAAGCCGTAAAAAGTTTATAAGCGTTTGTTTGATCTGCTCTAGTGAAAGCCTGAGCAAGATAGAAAGCAAACGAGCCTTGATTCTGCATAATGTTGCATGACTCGAAGGCTTGAGCCTTTTGGATAGCGTTTAATTTCATAAGGTGATTCCTTTGTGAGTGAAAAAAATTGTCTGCTGAACTTTTGGAGAGAGAATATAAAATTTGCTCTGGTGTAGGATCGTTGAGAGCCCACCACTCAAGACAGTTATATTTAGTGTTAAATCTGGCGATATCGTAAAGCGTAACATCAGCATGAGGGGATTTAAAGGCGATTACTTGACCTTCAAATAGTGGTGTTGCTGTAAAGTTCGTTCCTCTCATGCTAGAGCCTCCTCTTTCTGGGTGATGTAATAGCCGATTGTGTGCCCTTTTTTATTGCCTTCCCATTGGACTTCTAAGCCGATCGCTTCGGCGATTCTACGCATGGACTCAATCCCACAACCTCCATTTAAGTAAACTGAGCCATCTGGCTTAATGAATAAGCCGTAATAGTTGGGGTGATAAGTGCCCTTCACTACCTTATCAGGAGTAGAGCCGTAATCCTCTAAGGGGAGATCTCTAACAAGGGCTTGAAGTGCCTCTTGGTGTTCACACTCTAGATAGTCTCCAAATACTGTGCCGATCATGTCATAGCCTCCACCATTACATTTATAAGAGTGCCCAGATCGTGAGGAAAGTTTGCAAATGTTATAGCCGTAAGTGTCTCGACCTCTGGAGACTGACCAAGTGATTTTAAGATGATTGATTTTCATGTTTTTAAACTCCTAGCAGTTGGTTAAAAATTGTGTCATGTATTGACCTCTTGATTTTCTTCTAGTGGTGTATTGACTGTCAAGCGTTTTGATGTAAAAAAACAAATTATTTTTGATCTGGGAAGTTAAGCCCAGGTGATAACTTTTGACCTGGTGAGTGAGGAGGTCGCAGATCGTTGCAATAAATAAAGAGAATGCCCTATACTTGGGGTGTGAACATTCCGAGAATATACCTATGAGAAAACTTACAAAAAAAGAAATTGCCGAAGGCATACAGGCTATGCCAATCGAAAGAATACTAATGGGTGCTAATAGTCCTAAAGGAATCAAACTCACCAAGAGACAAAAGGAATTTGCAGAGCAAGTAGTAAAGACTGGTAATAAGACGGAGGCATACAGAAGGGCTTACACATCCAATGGGAAGAACACCACAGCATCACGCAATGCAAACACAGTTGCAAAAAATAGCAAAGTGCAGACATACATCACAGCCCTTGAAACGGCTAAAGAAGTGGAGGAATATCTTCTACCCACTCAGTTGAGGACAATGGCAATTCAGAAACTCTCCTCAATGGCTCTCAATGACGAGTTACCACCAGCCCAGCAGTTGAAGGCTCTTGAGTTGGTCGGCAAGATGTCGGAGGTCTCTTTGTTCTCGCAGAGAGTCGAGCACATTCATTCAGTAGATAGCCAAACACTCAAGGCTCAGTTACTTACAGCCATCACAACGGCCATAACTAATAGCAAGAGCCTACAATCTAGAGTTAAAAGAACGGCTGAAAGTCTTTTGGCAGAGTTAAACGGCTCTGATCTGGTAGAAATCGAAGGGGCAGGGACTGAAATTCTGACTCCAGAGCCTCCCACCACCCCCCACCACCCCAAAATTGAATTAGCATTGGCTGAGCCTTTGCATAGTATTCCCCACAATGAATCACCAACTATTGACAGTCAAGAAATAGTAACCAATAACGATACTAGGGTAAACCCTGACATGTCTAACAATGTTACACATCTAGGGGAAAACCCTAATATGTCGAACAATGTTATACATGTAGGTATAAACCCTAATGGGGAGTGGGTAACAAAAATGGAGTGGGTTGAGAGTAACAATGTTATAGAAACACCCCCCATCACAAATTGGATTGAAAAAGGGTAGGGGGGTATATTTTGGAAAATTACGAAGAATGGAAGAAAAGAATTGATATAGAGGTGGCTACCTTAGATCAAACAATTGCGATATTAAAAACATTAAGAGATGCAACGGCTTTAAGTTCTTTTCCATGTAGCAGTATAAATAGATTTAGGATTGCTAAGAAACAACCGAATGAGGATAAAAATGACTTTTGATGATGTTGAACAGTATCTACAGTATTTAGCTATTCATGATAGGAGAAGGTTAATGGTACTGATGGATAGGTTAAAGCATACGCTGATGCATGACGCTGCTTGGGAGGCTGCACAAGAATTAATTAGGAGAGTAAAGTGACGAAGGCACAAAAGGAAATATTTCATGTAATTGAAGCTTATTGGAATAACTTTGGCTTTGGTCCTACGGTGGATGATGTAATGTTTATGACTGGCGATAAAGGGCGTGGTAATACGCATCGCAAAATGAAAATGTTAATAAAAATAGGGGTTTGTAAAGGAGACTTAAAGTATGCTCGTAGCATTCGCCCTGCGTATATTAAACTTAGGAATTTAAATGGATGAAGAAATAAAAAGGCTGTTAGATATTCTTGAGCTTCTTCCAGATGAAGAGAAGGCTCCGATTGTTCCAATAGCAAATGCTTATTTAGCTTCGTTGACGAAGGAACAAGGTGAGATTGACTTTATGAGTTTTGTACAGACGATGTGGCCAGGGTTTATACATGGCGAACATCATGCTTTGATGGCAGCTAAATTTGAGGAGATTGCTAGTGGAAAAATTAAACGACTTATTATCAATATGCCTCCTCGGCATACTAAGTCTGAATTTGCTTCTTACCTGTTACCTGCTTGGTATTTGGGTAAATTCCCCAATAAGAAAATTATTCAATGCTCGAACACGGCAGAACTAGCCGTAGGATTTGGTAGGAAGGTGAGGAACTTAGTTGATGGAGAAAATTATGGAAAAGTATTTCCCAATGTATCTCTTCGGTCGGATAGTAAAGCTGCTGGTCGTTGGTCCACCAATGCTAATGGTGAGTATTTTGCTATTGGTGTTGGTGGTACTGTTACTGGTAAGGGAGCTGATTTACTCATTATCGATGATCCTCATTCAGAACAGGAAGCTGCGTTGGCAGCAGGAGATCCTTCGGTTTTTGATAAGGTTTACGAGTGGTATACGTCAGGTCCACGTCAGCGTTTACAACCTGGTGGTTCGATTGTTGTAGTGATGACTCGCTGGTCAAAAAGAGATTTGACTGGCAAAATTTGTCAGGCGATGATTGACCGAGATGGTGATGAATGGGAAATTATCAGCCTTCCAGCAATTAAGCGAAATGAAAAACCATTATGGCCAGAGTTCTGGAGTTACGATGAACTGTGTAAGCTACGGATTGAATTACCTTTATCCAAGTGGCAAGCTCAGTATCAGCAGGATCCAACAAGTGAAGAAGGTGCGATTGTTAAAAGAGAGTGGTGGCAAGTGTGGGAAAAGGAGACACCACCTCCATGTCACTATATAATCCAGTCATGGGATACGGCATTTACGAAAAGTGAGCGAGCCGACTATTCAGCCTGTACAACTTGGGGAGTATTTTATTTAAATGAAAACGAGCAAGACCCACATATTATTTTATTGGATGCACTTAAAGAGCGTATGGAGTTCCCCACTCTTAAAGAAAGAGCCTACGAAATGTACAAGGATTGGCAACCTGACAGCTTTATTGTTGAAGCGAAAGCGTCTGGTGCTCCCCTTATATTTGAGCTTAGACGAATGGGAATACCTGTTCAAGAGTTTACACCGACTAGGGGAAACGATAAAATATCTAGGGTTAATAGCGTATCAGATTTGTTTGCTAGTGGTAAGGTATGGGCACCAAGAAAAAGATGGGCTGAAGAAGTCGTAGAAGAGCTGGCAGCATTTCCAAACTCAGATCACGATGACTTGGTAGACTCAACCACACAAGCTTTGTTAAGATTCAGAAGAGGTGGATTTATCACTTTACAAAGTGATGAGCCAGATGAGCCTAAAGAATTTAGGCGTAAACGTGCATATTATTAAGGATTCATATGTCAATAGATAAAGCCCTGTATCAAGCCCCACAAGGTTTAGCAGCCATCGATGGACCAGATGTTGAAATTGAGATTGTCGATCCAGAAGAAGTAGACATCAAAATGGATGGCGTAGAAGTCCAACTCGGTGGTGAGTCTATTGAAGACTTTGACGCTAATTTGGCGGAATATGTTCCTGAATCGGTCTTAACGCAAATCGCTGGTGATCTCATGGGAGATTTTCAGTCCGACATTGATTCTCGTAAAGACTGGATACAGACTTATGTGGATGGTTTAGAGTTACTTGGACTCAAGATTGAAGAACGCTCAGAGCCGTGGGAAGGTGCTTGTGGAGTTTACCATCCTGTTTTGGCAGAAGCGGTGATTAAGTTTCAGTCAGAGACCATTATGGAAACTTTTCCAGCAAGTGGTCCTGTTAAGGGTGAGATAGTCGGTAAAGAAACCCAAGACAAAAAAGATGCAATGGGTAGAGTGGTAGAAGATATGAACCATCAGCTAGTGGATGTGATGCAAGAATATCGCCCAGAACATGAACGTATGCTTTGGGGAGTAGGACTTTCAGGTAATGGATTTAAGAAAGTCTATGTTGATCCAACGCTAGATCGTCAGGTTTCGATGTATATTCCAGCAGAAGACTTAGTTGTTCCGTATGGTGCGAGTAGTCTTGAGGCGGCTGAAAGAATTACCCATGTGATGCGTAAGACTGAAAGTGAGATGAATCACTTGATTTATGCAGGATTTTACAGAGATATTAGTTTAGGAACACCAGATAACATTCTGGATGAAGTAGAAAAGAAGATAGCAGAAAAGTTAGGGTTTAGAGCAACAACGGATGACCGTTTTAAGATCTTAGAAATGCATGTGCATTTAGATTTACCTGGCTTTGAACATAAAGATAAGGCAGGAGCTGAAACTGGAATCGCTCTTCCGTATGTTGTAACGATTGAAAAAGCCAATGGAATGATATTGGCAATTCGTAGAAACTGGAGAGAAGATGACAAGACACACCAAAAAAGACAACATTTTGTTCATTATGGTTATATTCCTGGTTTTGGTTTTTACCACTTTGGGCTTATACACCTTATTGGGGCTTTTGCCAAATCTGGAACTTCTATTTTAAGACAGTTAGTTGATGCAGGATCCTTGTCTAATCTTCCAGGAGGCTTTAAAACTCGTGGATTACGAGTCAAAGGCGATGATACACCGATAGCTCCAGGCGAATTTAGAGACGTAGATGTACCATCTGGCACGATGAAAGACAACATTATGCCGTTGCCGTACAAAGAACCAAGCCAAACATTGATGGCATTGCTCAATCAGATCGTGGAAGAGGGTAGAAGGTTTGCTTCTAGTGGCGATTTGAAGGCAAGTGACATGAGTAGCCAGTCACCAGTCGGTACAACGCTGGCAATTTTGGAAAGAACCTTGAAAGTCATGAGTGCGATACAAGCTCGTATCCACTATTCAATGAAACAAGAGTTCAAATTACTTAAAGAGATTATTGCTGACTACGCTCCAGAGGATTATTCCTTTGAACCTGATACTGGAGACCGTAAAGCTCGTAGATCTGACTATGAAATGGTCAATATTATCCCTGTAAGCGACCCTAATGCGGCTACTATGAGCCAAAAAGTGGTGCAATATCAGGCAGTTTTACAGCTTTCACAGACTGCACCCCAGCTTTATAACTTACCTTATCTACATAGACAGATGTTAGAAGTGATTGGGATAAAAAATGCAGAAAAATTGGTGCCAATGCAAGAAGATATGAAGCCAACGGACCCTATTACGGAGAATATGAACGCTTTAAAGAATAAACCACTCAAGGCTTTCATGTATCAAGACCATCAAGCTCATATTCAAATCCACATGGCTGCATTAAATGATCCAAAAATCAAACAAGTCATTGGTCAAAACCCACAAGCACCACAAATTATGCAAGCTTTACAGTCACATATTACCGAGCATGTGGGAATGGAGTATATGAGACAGATGCAAGAGCAAATGGGTATCCAAATTCCTTATTCTGATAATGAAGATGATGATATTAAGTTAACACCAGAACAAGAAATGCAGATTACTCGCATGGCTGTACCAGCTGCACAGAATATTCTAGGTCAAAATAAAACTGCTCAAGCTGCACAACAAGCTCAACAAGCTGCACAAGATCCAATTATCCAGATGCAGATGAAAGAATTACAGTTAAAGGCACAAGAAATTGATATTAAGCAGAAGAAGATGCAAATTGATGCGGCTAAAGGTGCTGATCAGATTGAAATTGAAAAAATGCGTATTGCAGCCCAAAAAGAAATTGCTGGTATGCAGATTGGAGCTAAAACAAGATCTGATAGAGAGTCTTTAGAAGCCAAACAACAGTTAGAAGGTATGAAGTTAGGTCATCAAATTGGTAATGCAAAAGCCCAAATGAATCAACAACGCCAAAGTCAAAAACTTCAGGTAACAGCTGATTTATATAAAAACGCTAAACAACTTAAAAAAAAGGAAATTAAATGAAAGAAAAAATACTAGATCATCTTCTCAAACAGATTGATGACAAAGTAAAGATTCTTGAAGAGGCTCTGGGAATCGGTGAAGCCAAAGACTATGCCGATTACCAAAGAATGTGTGGTGAGATACATGGTCTGCTCACGATGCGTAGAAATATCATAGACCTTAAATCAAGACTGGAGAATTTCGATGAGTAAAATCCTAATCGGCTCAAACACCGATGATGTGAACGCAACAACAACCCTGCCTCAAACAGCAGAAGAAAAAGCAAAGCAGTTACCTGAACCAATGGGTTATCGCATGTTGGTAGCAATACCAGATGCAGAAAAAGAACATAGTGGTGGAATTCTAAAAGCAGACCAAACTCTGCACATGGAAGAAGTTTTATCTACTGTATTCTTTGTTTTAAAAATGGGACCTGATTGTTATCAAGATGAGAAGCGTTTCCCAAATGGTCCGTGGTGTAAAGTCGGTGACTTTGTTCTAGCCAGACCCAATACTGGCACTCGCCTAAAGATTCATGGCAGAGAATTCCGATTAATCAATGATGATTCTGTCGAGGCAGTAGTGGATGATCCTCGTGGAATTACAAGAGCTTAAGGAGAACACAATGGCTGAATTTGAAAAACAAGATTTTTCGTTTTTAAGTGAAGATATTGAAGATGAAAAAGTTGAAATCGAAGTTGTCGATGATACTCCAGAGGAAGATCGGATTAATGCTGCACCGATGCCAAAGGAAATTGTTGATGAGTTTGAAGCTGACGATTTAGAGTCTTACTCTAAAGAAGCTAAACAACGCATTCTTCAAGCAAAAAAACTGTTAAATGACGAGCGTAGGGCTAAAGAAGCAGCTCTCAGAGAAAACGAAGAAGCTATTCGTCTTGCTAATACCATTATTAATGAGAATAAGATTTTAAAAAGTCGACTTTCTGATGGTGAAAAAGTCTATGTTAATACGGCTAAAGAGAAGTTAGCCTCTGACTTAGATAAGGCAAGAAGAGAATATAAAGAAGCGTATGACTCTGGTGATGCTGAAAGATTGGTCGAAGCTCAAGAGCGATTAACAGAAGTGCAGTTTAAAGCTCAAGAGATGGAAAGATATCGCCCACAATACGATGAAAATGCTTTACAATCATCTGTAAATGAGGTACAAATACCTCAAGAGCAGGACCAACCTGCACGACTGGACTCAAAAACCCAAGCGTGGCTTGACAAAAACAAGTGGTATGGTACTGACGATGATATGAGTTTTCTCGCTATGGGCATACATAAGCGACTAGAAAGGGAAGGGGCCCCACTAGGCTCCGATTACTACTGGTCTACTATTGATGCAGAAATGAGAAAACGATTCCCTGAAAAGTTTGGGGAAGTAGAGACCAAAACCTTTACAACAACTCGCAAAAGCACGGTAGTTGCACCAGCAACGAGATCTACCTCTTCAAAAAAGATTACTTTAAATACTCGACAACTGGATCTGTGTAAGAAATTAAAAATTTCACCAGAGCAATATTTTAATGCATATGTAAAATCGGAGTCCCAAAATGGCTGAACAAAATCGTAATAACCGTGAAATAGAAACTAGACAACAAACTGTGAGACCAATGGCTTGGAGACCTCCAGAGTTGTTACCTGAACCAGACAAGCAAGCAGGATTTGCTTATCGCTGGGTTAGGGTTTCGATGCTTAACAACGCTGACCCTCGTAATCTCTCTTCAAAACTGAGAGAAGGCTGGGAACCAGTCAGAGCGGAAGAGCAACCGAAATATGGCATGTTAACTGATCCTGATAGTCGATACAAAGACAATATTGAGATTGGTGGTTTATTACTCTGCAAGATACCTGAAGAGTTTGTACAGGCGAGATTTGATTATGAGGCAAATCAAACCCAGGCGAATGCAGATGCAGTAGATAATAGTTTTTTAAGGCAAAGCGACTCTCGTATGCCTCTGTTCCAAGAACGGAAGTCTACGGTTAGTTTTGGAAATCGTTCATAATTTTAGGAGAATTATATGGCTTATCCTACAGTAGCAGGTCCATACGGACTAAAGCCAGTTAACTTGATTGGTGGTCGTGTATATGCTGGTTCTACTCGCATGTTCCCTATCGTCAATGGCTATGCAACTAGTTTGTACAACGGTGACGTTGTAACAATTGGTTCAAGTGCAAGTAATACTGGTACATTAATTGCAACAACTTTAGCTTACAACACAACTACTGCTGAAACTGGCACGATTGGTGTTTTTGTTGGTTGTGAATATTCAACAACTGGCGGTCCAATTTATGGTAAGAATCGTTACCAATATTGGCAAGGTGCTACATCAGCTCCTGACGCTATTGGTTATGTTGTTGATGATCCACAAGCTGTGTTCCAAACTGTAGTGTTATCTAGCACAGGTAGCTCAACATCTGGTTCAACAACTATCCAGTACATTAACCCAGCTTTCGTTGGTTCTAATGCTTATTACATTGGTAACGCACAAGGAAATACTGGTTCTACAACAACAGGTGATTCATATGCTGGTATCGCTGTAGCAACTGCTGCAACTAGTACTTCTGCTATTACTCCTGTAACTGCAACTGCACCATTCAAGATCGTTCAAGTTGTAACTGCATCAGCTGTTACTGTGACACAAAATGCTACAACATCTAGCACAACTGTTACTTTATCTGCTGCAAATACACAGATCCTTCCTGGTATGGTCATTTCAGGTCCTGGTATTAACCCAGGTAGCAATACCTATGTAACAACAGTAAACGGCACAACTGTGACGATCAACAAAGCTGTAACAACAGCCCAGTCGACTGCAACACAGTATTCATTCACAGGCTATCCAGAAGCGTTGGTAACTTGGAACGCAGGTTTCCATAGTTATTTCAATTCAACTGGTGTTTAATTAAGGAGCATTTAAATGGCTATTTCTCGTGCACAACTATTAAAAGAGCTATTACCTGGATTAAACGCTTTGTTTGGTCTTGAATATGCTCGTTACGGTGAAGAACATAAAGAAGTTTATGAAATCGAAACTTCTGAGCGTTCTTTTGAAGAAGAAACAAAACTGTCAGGCTTCTCAGCTGCTCCAGTCAAAAACGAAGGTCAAGCCATCGCTTATGACAACGGACAAGAAGCATGGACAGCTCGTTATAACCACGAAACTATCGCTCTTGGTTTCAGCTTAACTGAAGAGGCAATCGAAGATAACTTGTACGATTCTCTCTCTGGTCGCTATACCAAAGCTTTGGCTCGTGCAATGGCTTACACCAAACAGGTTAAGGCTGCTGCTGTATTAAACAACGGTTTCAATAGCCAATTCACTTATGGTGACGGTCAGCCTTTGTTCTCTACTGCACACCCATTAATCTCTGGCGGTGTTAACGCCAACACTCCATCAACTCCTGCTGACTTGAACGAAACTGCATTGGAAAATGCTGTTATTCAAATCGCTGCATGGACTGATGAGCGTGGTTTATTAATTGCTGCAAAACCGAAGAAGTTGATTGTTCCACCTGCACTCCAGTTCGTAGCAACTCGTTTGTTAGATACTGAACTTCGTGTTGGTACAAACAACAACGACATCAACGCAATTAAGAACAACGGTTCTGTTCCAGAAGGTTATGCAATTAACCACTTCTTGACAGCAACTAATGCATGGTTCTTGACTACTGATGTTCCTAACGGTCTTAAGATGTTCGTAAGAACACCTTTACAGAACTCAATGGATGGTGACTTCGATACAGGTAACGTACGTTACAAGTCTCGTGAGCGTTATTCTTTTGGTGTCTCTGATCCATTAGGTATCTACGGTTCTTACTAAGGTTATTTCCTTTGTGAGAGGACTTGTCCCCAGCCTAAAAACTGGGGATTTTTTTATAAAAAAGATTGCACAAATTTATAGAAGTAGTAAACTAATGATTACTGGGTGATCAACTATTCCACTACTGCCCCAGCAGACAATGCAATGATCGGAATAGTTACTTTTGCATAAGGAGACCATTATGGGTCGTAGTACATTTGAAGGACCAATTTTATCTGGTGACAATCGTTTTGGACCACAACGTGACGTTGGTCCAGCTTTGTTAGCACAACAAGCATTTTTAGATTTCTCTGTAACTTCACCTGGTGCAAGTTATGGTGGTGGATCTGGTGTATTTGTTAGTTCAAATAACATTCCTAACTCAGCTGCTGTTATTTATACTCCACAAAATGGTTCATATAGCACATCAGGACCAACAGTCGCTTCAGCTCCTACAGCCGATGCAACAACAACTGTTTATCGTGGCGTATCTTTTTTAATTCCACAAGGTTCAAACATTACTGATGTAATTTTGGATATTGGAACAATTCCTAAAGATTCAGCTGGAACACCTTTAGCTGTAACTGCAATTCAACCATATGTTTCTAATAACTTTGCAACTTCTACTGGCGTATACGCAACATTTGCTAATATTTCTAGCCCAGCTGCACAGCGTTATACGGCAACATTTGTTGGAACGCAATTAGATTATGCTTATGGTACATTGCAAGACGTTCAAAATATTCAACCAGGTCAGCAACCTTCATGGTTTAGTCAAGTTGTAGTTACTTTAAAAATGACTACTTCCGTTGCTGGTTTGTCTTCTGGTCAAGTTGCTATTACATTAAAGTATGCACAACAAGACATGAATATTGGTAATGCTACAACTTACCCATACGGTAACTTTGACTAATTAATCCGATAGGGGGCTACGGTCCCCTTTTTAAAATTTTAGGAGATTAATATGGCACAAAGCCCAAATGGAATACCAAGTACCAATAATTCGGTAATGTCTATCACTCGTTCTGCGAGAACAGAGCCATTTGATTTACAAGTTTCTCGTGGTCAGATTGCTGGGCATCAAACATTAAGTCTATTTGGATATCAATCTGCAGTAGGTAATACACAAATTCCTGTTTGGGAAAATGCTACTACTTATACATATCCAGCTTCAGCTGCAACTGTAACTGTGGCTAGTTCTTCAACATCCGATGTAGCTCCAGCAGCCGTACAAATTAACGGACTTGATGCAAACTTTAATCCAATATCTGAAATAATTGTTTTAACTGGTCAAACAGGTGTTGTTAGTTCTAATAAATATTTGCGTGTAAACAGCATGCTTATGGTTGGAGTTGCTTCTGGTCAGACTTCAAATGCTGGAATAATTACTGCTAAAAATGCTGGTGCAACTGCAACTTATGCACAGATAAATACTGGCATTGGTAAATCACAAAGCACAATCTATACTGTGCCAGCAGGATTTTCATTCTATTTAGACTTTGCTGAAGTAAATACATCGAATAGTTATACATCATCAAACATTGTTACTTATTCTGTACAAGCAATTAATAACGTAACTGGCGTGAAATTAAATGTGTTACAACAGCCATTTGTTTCTATTTACACAGCCAATAGATCTTCTGATCCATTTATTTATACAGAAAAAACGGATATTCAATGGCAGTTAGTAACAAGTACAGCAACGACTATTGCAGCTGGCGTTATTATTGCTGGCAAACTAATTTCTAATGGTATCTAATCATGGCTACGACACCAGCTTGGCAACGTAAAGAAGGTAAAAATCCTAGTGGTGGTTTGAATGCCAAAGGAAGAGCTTCTTATAACAAAGAGCATGGTGCACATTTAAAAGCTCCACAACCAGAAGGTGGCAGCCGTAAAAAGTCCTTCTGTGCTCGCATGGAAGGAATGAAGAAGCGTTTAACAAGTGCTGAAACTGCAAATGATCCTAATTCAAGAATCAACAAAAGTTTAAGGAAGTGGAAATGTTAAATGATGCAATAATGCCATTTTGGAATGCAGTATTAACTATACTTATTGCAATCGTTGGTTTTATAATGAAAGAAAAATTTCACGAGTTAGATCGTTTGAATATTTTATTAAACAAGACTCGTGAAGAAGTTGCTCGTGATACAGTAACACAAGCTGAATTAAGTAAGATTATGGACCACATCGATACGAGATTTAATCGTTTGGAAGATAAAATTAACGAATTAATACGAGGTAGTAATGCCAAGTCATAGTAAAAAACAGCATGATTTTATGGAGGCAATAGCCCATTCCAAGGCGTTTGCTGATAAGGTTCACATTCCACAAAGGGTGGGGCGTGATTTTGTAGAAGCCGATAAAGGCAAACATTTTAAAAAAGGTGGAATCAATATGGCAACGATGAAAAAACGTAGTGTGAACCCAGCGATGGCAATGATGGCAGCAAGAGCAATGGGAAATCCCCCAGCTCCAATGGCTCCTCCAGCACCTCCAATGGGTGCTCCAATGGCTGGTGGAATGAAACATGGTGGCTTATCTAAAGCTCATCATAAGCATTTAGCTCATCACCATTTAGCAATGGCTGAACATCATATGGCTCAACATGAAGGTCATCATAAAATGAAAAAGATGGCTCACGGTGGTGCAACTCATCACGAAAGTGAAAAGATGCATGAAATGAACCAGGCTAAAGAACTTAGACGTATTGCTAAAGAAGAAGAGCATGAAGCTAAAATGATGAAGCATGGTGGTAAGGCTCACATGAAGAAAATGGCTCATGGCGGTAAAGCTGAGTCAATGGGTCCTCGTACTATGAAAGAAGACGTTGAAAAAGGTTCTAATAAACATGGTCGTTTTGGTGAGTCTAAAGTTGAAAAACATGGTCACACAGAAGATCGTCATCCTAAGATGAAAGGTAATACTATTGGAGATGGTCCATTAGTCAATACCAAAAAACATGGTGGTCATGTAAAGAAGATGGCTCATGGTGGATCTACATCACATCGTGCTGATGGTATCGCTATGCGTGGTCATACTAAGACTAAATATTGTTAAGGAGAAATTGATGAAACCACATTTAACCAAAGAACACATGGAGCCAGAATCAGGTCCAGATATGAAGCGTCATGATGAGTTCATTTCTGAACATGAGACTGAATCTCATAAACATCACAAGCATCATTTTAAAAAGCATGCAGAACATCATCACCATCACATGGATCATGTTGAAAAAATGTGTTGGGGTGGTAAGGCTCACAAATGAGAGCCAGTCGTGGTATGGGAGCTATGAACCCATCCAAGATGCCAACTAAAAAGGTTATTCACAGAAAGGATAACCCTGATGCTGTTGCTATGTATGCAAAAGGTGGCGAGGTATGGGATAAGCCAAGACCAAAAGGTTTGGGCAAACCTAAAAAGTTAAGTTCAGCAAAAAAGGAATCGGCAAAAGCTATGGCTAAAGCTGCTGGTAGACCTTATCCTAATTTAGTCGATAACATGAGAGCTGCGAGGAAAAAATGAATTTATTTGAAAAAGCAATTGCATTTGTAAGAAGTGTTGGACATCGTTCAGAAGAACACAATTTAATTAATGATTTTGTTAATTATGTTGGCAAAGAAGTGTCTATTGTTGAAAACTTTTTAAAGTCAAAACAATTAGATGCGGATGATCAAGCTAGAGCTGTTGTGTCTAACTTTGTTGCAGAAATTGCACCAGTAGATCCAACACCAGTTTTAGTTGCTCCTCCTCCTGTTGTTCCAGAAGCTGCTCCAGAAATTGCTCCAGAGGCTACACCAACCCCACCAGCTGCGAGTTAATCATGGCTGAAAAATGGATACAGAACGCAATACACAGAGCTGGTGCGTTGCGTAAATCTTTGGGTGTTAAAGAAGGACATACCATTCCAGAGAAAAAGCTCGAAGCTGCTGCTAAAAAGCCTGGCAAGTTAGGACAACGTGCAAGGTTAGCAGAGACACTTAGAAAAATGCATAAATGACTACTACAGGCACCTCCGTATTTGATTTAAACATGAACGAACTCATTGAAGAGGCGTTCGAACGGTGCGGTGCTGAGTTAAGAAGTGGTTATGATTTTAGAACTGCAAGACGTTCTTTAAACATATTAACTGTTGAATGGGCAAATAGAGGTATTAATTTATGGACTGTAGAAGAGGGACAAATTCCTATGAATACAGGTCAGATTACTTATCCTTTGCCAATTGATACGATTGATTTATTAAGCCAAGTGATTCGTACTGGTACTTTGCAAAATCAAATTGATATTAATATTAGCCGTATATCGGAAGATACTTATTCAACATTGCCTAATAAACTGGCACAAGGTAGACCAATTCAAGTATGGATCAATCGCCAATCTGGGCAAGTTAATCCAACATCTTATACTTTGGTTGGAAATGGTTCTAATGGTAATGGTGGTATATCATCAACAGATACGACTATTCAGCTTACTCCATCTGATTTAACAGGATTAGCTGCAACTGGATATATCAAGATAGATAATGAGATTATTTACTATCCAAACGTATCTACAACGGCTGCACAGCTTATAAATTGTTATCGTGGACAAGCAGGTACAACTGCTTCTGCACATGCCTATAACGCCCCTATAAGCGTTACAAACCTACCTTGTATTAATGTCTGGCCTACACCAAATTCACCAGGCAGTCAGTATACATTTGTATATTGGAGATTGCGTAGAATGCAAGATGCTGGAACTGGTACGGCAACGAATGATATACCATTTCGATTTATATCTGCGATGGTTGCTGGACTAGCTTATTACTTATCTCAGAAAATTACTGGGGTAGATCCTGCTCGTATAGCGATGTTAAAAGCTGATTATATGGAACAATGGACATTGGCTTCTGATGAAGACAGAGAAAAAGCTGCTATTCGTTTTGTTCCAAGAATGGGATTCTATGGTGGAGCAGGTAGATAATGCCAAACAAATATTCATCTGGCAAATGGGCAATTGCCGAATGTGACCGATGTGGTCAACGGTATATGTTGAAAGAGTTAAAAAAAGAAATTATTAAAACCAAGTTATTTAATATTAAAGTTTGTCCTGAGTGTTGGGATCCAGATCATCCACAGTTGAGTTTAGGTTTATATCCTGTAAATGATCCACAAGCTGTGCGTGAACCAAGACCTGATGTAAGTTATCAAGCAAGTGGAACAACTGGACTATTTACGAATCCATATGATCCAAACGTAAATAATGTTGATAATCTTGGTTATGTAAATGATGGTAGTAGACAAACGCAATGGGGTTGGAATCCAGTTGGAGGGGCTAGTTATTTTACAGATGCATTTGTTCCCAATGACTTGAATTTAGTGATTACAATAGGTAAAGTAACAATATTAACAACTTAGGAGTTAACATGGATAAGAAACAAGTAGTAAAGATTGCTGATAAAGAAGCTGCAAAAGAAGTTCATAAACATGAACATCATATGCATAAAGGCAAGCCAGTTACTAAAATGGCTAAAGGTGGAGTGACAAGCAAGGCGATGAAAGCAGTAGGTCGCAATTTAGCTCGTGCTCATAATCAAAAAGCAGGGAGCAAATAATGGCTACTCAAGTTAAACCGACTACTAAGAATAGTCCAAAGATTACGATTGGTAAAAATAAATTTGCTGAACCAGCTGAGGCATATGCCAATCCACATACCAATAAAGAAAAGCATATTACTGGTCAAGAAGTGATGGATCGTGGAACTTATGCTCGTGAAAAAGCTGCCAAAGATGTAAACATCAAAGATCCTATTAAGGGTGGAGTAAGTTACGGCATGGCAGTAGAAAAAAAAGATGGTATTGAAATGCGTGGAGCTGGTGCAGCAACTAAAGGAAAAATGAGTAGAGGGCCAATGGCGTGAATTACGAGCAGCTCTTTAACACGATACAAGCGTATTCTCAAAATACGGAGTCTACGTTTGTTGCTTACATTCCTACATTTATTCAGGAATGTGAAGAGCGTGTTTATAACTCAGTTCAGTTTCCATCATTACGGAAGAATGTAACAGGTAGTTTAACGGCAAGTAATCCTTATTTATCTTTACCAAACGATTATTTGGCTACATTTTCTTTGGCAATTATTAATCCAACAACAGGTAATTATTCTTATCTTTTGAATAAAGATGTGAATTATATTCGTGAGGCTTATCCCAATCCTAATTCAACTGGAACTCCATTTCATTATGCTTTATTTGGTAATCAGTTTTCTAATCCTAATGAGTTGTCGTTGATTATTGGACCAACACCTGATATGTCTTATGGTGCTGAATTGCATTATTTTTATTATCCAGCATCAATTGTTCAAGGAATTATTTTAAGCATAGCATTAACAAGTGCTGGAGCTAACTACATACCAGGATTTTATCCTAATGTTCCTTTTCAATATTATTCTACAAGTGGTAATCAGTCTGGCGTTGGTGGATATGGTGATGTATTGGTAGGAACAAATGGTTCAATTACTTCTGTTCAATTGCAAAATGGCGGTAGTTTTTACAATGCTAGTGATGTATTAACAGTCAATACTACTTATTTAGGTGGTAGTTCTACTGCATCTGGATTTAGTTTTAATGTGGTAACAGTTAATAATTCTAATGGTCAAAGTTGGTTAGGTGATAACTTTGATCCAGTTCTTTTATATGGATCTATGCGAGAGGCTATGATCTTTATGAAAGGTGAACAAGATATGGTTAAATATTATGAAGACAAATATCAAGAAGCTCTTCAATTAGCCATTCGTCTTGGTAATGGTATGGAGCGTGGCGATGCGTATAGGGATGGCCAGACTAAACTTAATACTAATCTTAAAGGTAATGTAATCTCATGATAGTTCAAACATCATGCACAGTTTTTCAACAAAACCTTTTAAGTGGTTTAGAGAACTTTTCTGCATCTACTCCATATACTTATAAGATTGCTTTATATAATGCCAATGCTAATTTAGGGCAGTCTACAGCGGCATATACCACGGTTAATGAGGTAGTTGGAACTGGTTATACAGCAGGTGGAAATATTTTAGTTATTTCAACATTTCCGACACAAAATACACAATATAATGTAAGTTATGTATCGTTTAATAATGCAGTTTGGAACCCAGCATCCTTTACTACAAGAGGAGCATTAATTTATAATGCAACTACAGGAGCAGCGTGTTTTGTATTAAATTTTGGATCAGATAAAACTTGCACTACTAGTTTTACAGTACAGTTTCCAACAGCTTCATACAATAGTGCAATATTAACGATTGGAACCAATACAGGCAGTCTTAACTATAGCAGTCCAGATTAGGAGAAATTATGACAAACGAATTAGCCAGCTGCGGTGATAACGCTGTAGCAACATTACAAGCAAATGTAACTATTCCTGAAGGAATGGGCGTAGAAGGACATTACCACGTTGAGTGCCGTGATGCAAACGGTAACTTAAAGTGGACAGAAGAATTTCCTAATTTAGTTGTTGCTGTAGGTAAACAGTTAATGCTGGATACTTTATTAAGAACATCAGGAACATATACAACAGTTGGACCATTCTTGGGCTTGATTGGTAACAGTACAACATTTGCAGCTACCGATACAATGGCTTCACATACATGGACAGAGTTTGTTAATTACACAGTTAGTGGTTCAGCAGTTCGTGGAACGGCAGTATTTGGTGCGTCTACATCTACAGGCTCAACACCATCTAACGTGACAACATCTTCAGCAACAGCGATTACTTATACAATTACTGGCGGTGGTGGAACAGTTTATGGATGTTTCTTAGTAACAGGTTCAGGTGCTGTTAGTACACAAAGTTCAACGGCTGGTACACTATATTCAGAAGGTAATTTTGCAGTTGCTAAAGCAGTTACGGCAGGTGATACTGTAAGTGTTTCATTTTCAACCACTGCAACGTCTTGATTTTAAACAGATTTTTAGGAGCGTCATATGGCGTTGACATTAAAAGACCGTGTTTTAGAGACAGCAGCAGCACCAGGCACAGGAGCGGTTACGCTACTCGGAGCAGTAACAGGCTATCAAACTTTTTCTGCTGCTGTTGGTAATGGCAATACTTGTTACTACACAATTGCTGACCAGTCTGGTGCAAACTGGGAAGTTGGTATTGGCACATATTCATCATCAGGAAATACGCTTGCTCGTACAACGATCTTATCGTCATCTAACGCTGGCTCTACTGTTAACTTTGCTTCAGGTACACAGAACGTATTTGTAACTTATCCTAGCGAGAAAGCAGTTTATTTAGATGCATCAGGAAACGTACAACCGTCTTTAGGAACAGCAACATTTAGTTCTATTACTGACTCAGGACTCACAAGTGGTCGAGTAACGTATGCAGGTACAAGTGGATTATTACAAGATAGTGCTAATTTAACATTTAACGGCACAACATTAACGGCTAATACGCTTAATTTAACTAATGCTCTTGGTGTTGCTTATGGTGGCACAGGATTAACAACATTAACATCAGGATATATTCCTTACGGAAATGGTACAAGTGCTTTTAGTTCTAGTAGTGGATTAAAATTTGATACAACAACATTAACTATAACTGGTTCTAGTAGTGCAGGTGAATTAGCAATAAGAACTGGTGATACTTCAACAAATGTAAGTTATTTAACTTTTGGAACTACAAGTTATAACAGAAGTCAAATTCAGGTTGGTGGTTCAGCATTAACTGATGGTTATATGGCTTTTTTAACCGAATCAGGTGGTTCTAATAATGAAAGGATGCGTATTACATCTACAGGTAATGTAGGAATAGGTTCAACTTCTCCAACCAACGGACAATTAGTAGTTTCAAATGGTTCATCTGTTAATCAAATATCGCTTGATACTGCTAGTACTGCTACTTATGGATACTTCAACATTGGTTTCTTTAATAATGGTGCTTTTATTGGCACAACAGCAGGAAGTAACACAGCATCAAACATTTTAAGGTTTGGTAACAATGGCGAGCAAATGCGTCTTGATGCATCAGGCAATCTAGGACTTGGAGTTACTCCTAGTGCTTGGGGTGGAAACAACAAAGCCATTGAAGGTGTTGCCTATGGTAGCGGGCAATTTTATTTGGCATCAGGTGCATCAGGCGTTGTATCAAACGCATATAACAACGGCACAAACTGGATTTACAAAACAACTCAATACGCAACAAATTACTGGCAATTTCAAGGTCAGCATCTCTGGTATAACGCACCATCAGGCACAGCAGGAAACGCTATAACATTTACCCAAGCAATGACTTTAAACAACTCAGGTCAATTGCTAGTAGGAACTACAACAGCTTATGGAAGTTCAAAATTAGTTGTTTGTCCTACAACAACTCCGACATCAGGAACAGATGGAAATACTCAAATTCAAATTGGAGAGGCTACTTCAAATACTGGTTATCACCTTAATTTAGGCTATGGAAATTTTAGTGGAAGTTATTATGGTTATATTCAAGCTATAGCTGGAGGTTCAAATACACCGTTATTATTACAGCCTTCAGGTGGTAATGTAGGAATAGGTACAAGTAGTCCAGCATCATTATTAAATGTAGTTGGTGGTAGAACATATCTGTATGGAAATAGTGAAGCCTATGCATTAAAACTAACTTATAACAGTTCAACTGCAGGATTTTATTTAGGCTCTCCTTCTGCAAACACTTTATCTTTTTCTAATGATTCAGGAACTGAATTTGCAAGAATTGATTCATCAGGCAATCTAGGACTTGGAGTTACTCCTAGTGCTTGGAGTGGAAAAGCATTTGAAACTCCTGCTGGTGGTATTTTAGGTTATTCAACAAGCTCTA